TTAATTTGCAGGGATGAACTGGCCGGTTTTTGTGTCTATGTATCCACCGGCTGCTTTCTGCATAAGGGTTCCATCGTCTCGCCAAAGATTGCCACCACCTGCTGGTGTGTAATGCCGACCCTGGGTATCCCATTCAGGGCCTGTTTCCTGTGGGGTGATTAAAGTGCTTTTCGAGCTGCTACTGGTTGTTGCTTTCGCACTGCGTCTTTGTTTGCATTTGTCGGCGTCTAACCTAGACATCCGTGGACCACAGTCAATACTGTCTAGGCGGCTTTTACTCGATGCATTTCCCTGGAGACTGAAAAGAATAACTAGTGACGCGGTTAAGATTATTGTTGTTTTCGTTTTCATTCCTAATACTCCTTAGTCTTCTGCACTACGCAGCCCTCAATAGTTAATATGTATTTATGCTAGTTGTAATTCTAGTATAAATACCTATATATTTCCGATTCTACCCTGTCGATACATCTGAGCATCCTGCATCCGTACCACAATGCCCTTTCCTTTTTTTTAGGTATTCTTTGTACTCTGGGAATTTACCTTCCATTTCCATACTCACCCAAGCCCACACTTTTTCCCCATCATCCTGGGTGTTGATCCATGAGGCAATATCGTCCATGTGGCGATTGGTGGCGAGAGTGGTAGCTGGTGTTTTTTTGTGTGGGGCGTGTTTACCCTTGCCGGACCCTCTTAACGATTCTATGTCAGCCGTGATGCTTCCACGGTTTATTCCGGGCCAATCGCTTCCATCTTTCCCTAGGAGAACCCATCTGCCTAAGTCGAGAAACTCCTCATAGGTGAGACCAATAGAGGCGGCTATAGCTATTCTCTTATCTTCAGCACCAGTATTCTCACCAGAAAGAATCCTGTTCAAGTAAGGAGCGGAAATTCCAGCTTCCCTGGCAATTCTTGCCTGCTCTCCGCGCCCAATTTTCTTTATGTGCCATTCCAGTGCTGCTCTGAATTGTTCCTTGTAAGCCATTTTACTACCTCCAAACATATTATATTACCTATTGGGTAATAAGTAAATTAAGTATAAGGCAATTTGTTGCTTGACAGGTTATTACCTCAAAGGTAAGATGTTGCCTATGAGACACGGAAAACAAATAAAGATAGCAAATTGGATAGGAGAGAGTCCGTCATATATTTCAAGGATCCTTAATGGAAAGAAACGCCCAAGTCCTTCTAGGGCTGAGGTATTTGAGGGCGTAACTGGTGTTCCTATGCGTGATTGGCTTTTGTTGGATCACAAAAAATTGAAAGCGAAAGTCGAAATTGCGTACGAGGTAACTTGTCACCAACAGCAGGAGACGGCCAAATGAACGAACTAATCAAGGTAAATCACGAAAAAATCAATGATCAGCATGTCAAAACTGTAAATGCCCGTGAGCTTCACGCCTTCCTGGAAATTGGTAAAGATTTTTCAAACTGGATCAAATCGAGAATCAAGAAGTACGGATTCACGGAAGATCAAGACTTTGTTTGCTCGCCCGTTTTGGCGAGCAGTGGAAGAGGAGGTCACAACGCACTCGACTACCATCTTTCCCTCGACATGGCCAAAGAGATATCCATGGTTGAGCGAAACGCAAAGGGTAAAGAAGCTCGGCAGTATTTTATTGAGTGCGAAAGGGTAGCTCAACAACCAATCGACCCAATGAAAGCTTTAAATGATCCTGCTGCAATGCGTGGCCTTCTACTTTCCTATTCTGAAAAAGTTCTCGCCCTTGAAGAAGAAGTAAAAGAGCAAGCACCAAAAATTGCAGCTTTTGACAGGATTGCAAACGCAGATGGTTTGACATGCATAACAGACACAGCAAAATCTCTACAGGTCCGTCCAAAAGATCTTTTCACATACCTTTCAGCAAACCAATGGATATACCGAAAGCCAGGTGGAAAAGGATGGATTGCTTACCAGCCAAAACTACAGCAAGGACTCCTGTTTCATAAGGTTACAACCATATCGTTAGGTGATGGTCATGATCGGATAACAGAACAAGTACTTGTCACCCCCAAAGGACTGACGAAGCTTGCCGGTTTTTTTCAGGAGGCAAACGCCTAACCTAGGGACCAACCATGGCACACAAATCTAATAAACAACTTGAAGCCCTTCGCCACACGGTTACCGGCATAGGCTGGGCGAACCCTCATCAAGCCGCAATTTACATGGGGATTGCTCATCGTGACGTGTGTGAAATGGTTGCTAGTGGTGTGTTGGTACACAGCAGGATTGGTCAACGCAATATCCGAATGCGATATTCAGACCTTGACGAATACATGATTTCTAAGCGTAGCGCTCGAATAGATATAGGTGCGATTGTTGACGATGTGATGGAGGGCTTGAAATGCAAGTAAGGACAGGGAGTAAAGGATGGAAAAAGAAATTTGCGTACAGTGTGGGGAACGACTGCCTGTTCACAACCAAAAGTGCGAGGCCTGTCTCACAGGCCCAGAACTTGAGGCATATGCTGATGAATATTGCAAAGAAGACGATGAGGAAATCCTCCATTTTAGCGGTCCACCGTGCGGTGGCTGACGAAGGTAAAGGCGGGTTGGTCAAACTCGCACAAAACCTCGGGGTGATAGTGTGTTACGCCGGGATAAGTCTTCTTTGTGTTTATCAATTTCTTGTGACATTAGCTGAGTACGGTGGTCGGTGATACTGATGAATCTACCGCTCTCCCGTCTTTATGTGATTTTTTGCCCGTATATCTGGCAAAAATATCAAGAGTCGGATTGAGCGCTTTTCCGGGCGCTGACATAAGTATCGGATGGTTTCTGACTTTGTTAAAACTCTTAACCCACCCTGGCTTTACGCCTTGAGTGGGTTTTGGGGGTAGATGGAGATTGGCTTCATCTTTTTATAGGATAGCACCCCGGTTTGCTTAAGGTCTTACCGGGGTGCGTTTTCTTAGAAAGAAAATACAGGTGAAACATGAAGTGCTTTTATCATTCAGCAGATCTTGATGGTCACTGTTCAGGGGCGATTATTAAACAGAAGTATCCTGAATGTGAAATGATTGGGATTAATTACGGCGATGAATTTCCCTGGGGAGATATAAAAGAAGGGGAAGTCGTTTATATGGTGGATTTTTGCCTGCAGCCTTTTGTGGATATGGATCGGCTTAATTCTTTGTGCAATCTGCATTGGATTGATCATCATATAACAGCGATTGAGGAATCTCGACATCCTCAATTTCTCGCATCTGGCGGGCAGTTTCTTGACATTGGTAGAGCCGGGTGTGAACTGACTTGGGCTTATGTCCATGGATCGTCTAAGCCATACGAAATTCCGTGGCCGATTTACCTGCTAGGAAGGTACGACGTGTGGGATCATTCGGACACCGAAGTTCTTCCTTTTCAATACGGTATGCGACAGATAGAAGACACGTTGCCGGATAATCAGGAAATGTGGCAGAAACTGTTCCGGGGCGAGACAGATTATCTGGATATTGTTACACAAGGAAAGCTGATTCTTGCATACGAAAAATCTCAAAACGCCAAATTCTGCAATGCTTACGCATTTGAAACATCTCTTAATGGCTTCACAGCTATCTGCGTTAACCGTGGTTTTATAAATTCAAAAGTTTTTGATTCTGTTTTTGATCCCGCTATACATGCTCTCATGATCACCTTCGTGCGAATGAAGCTGCCTGCACGCACATGGCGCGTTTCTGTCTATGCTGAAACTGACGATATTGATTGTAGCGCTATTGCCAAGGTTTATGGTGGTGGTGGGCACAAGAATGCTGCTGGTTTTCAGTGTGTTGATCTGCCTTTCTCGATTTAGGGCAACATGATGACACGACCATTACAACGCGGTCTTTTTGACGAAATGATCATAGACAACTTTGCCGGAGGTGGAGGAGCCAGCCATGGAATTGAGCTTGCCCTGAACCGTCCTATTGATGTCGCTGTTAATCATGATCCTGAAGCTGTGGCCATGCATAAGGTTAATCACCCATATACTCGCCACTTTTGTGAAGACGTATTTACTGTGGATCCGGTGAAAATTGCTCATGGCCGCCCCGTTGGCCTTGCTTGGTTTTCGCCTGACTGTAAGCATTTTTCAAAAGCAAAAGGTGGTAAGCCGGTATCTCGTAAAGTTCGTGGCCTTGCCTGGGTGGTTGTTAAATACGCTCAGAAAGTTCGCCCCAGGGTGATCATGCTTGAGAATGTGGAAGAGTTTCTTACATGGGGCCCACTTACTGCTGTTTGTGATCAAGACGGGAAAAAAAAGGTTGGAAAAGATGGTGGTGATGTTCTCAAACCTTGTGGACTGAATAAGGGTGCTACATTTTATAAGTGGGTATCTACCCTTGAAAAGCTTGGATACTCGGTTGACTGGAAAGTATTGAAAGCCTGTGATTATGGCGCACCTACAATCCGTAAACGATTGTTCCTTGTGGCCAGGTGTGACGGACAACCAATTGTGTGGCCAGCACCTACCCATGGTCCCGGTACCGGAAAACCGTATAGGACTGCTGCCGACTGTATTGACTGGTCTATCCCTGCTCCTTCAATTTTTGAGAGAAAGAGGCCACTTGCTGAAAACACCTTGAAGCGGATCGCCAAAGGAATCAGGCGATTTGTTCTTGAATCGGCAGATCCATTCTTTATTACCTATTACGGGCCCAAGAAAAACGATGTTGATTTTCGAGGTTTCGGCCTGGGTGATCCGGTACCAACACAAACCACGGAGAATCGCTTTGGTGTTGTTGAGCCGTTTGTCGTACCTATTGCCAATTATAATGGAAGTGTAACAGCCCATTCTCTGCAAGAACCGTTGCGAACCATTACCGCTTGGCCTAAAGGGGGTTCTTTTTCCGTAGTTATCCCCCATATCCAGAGACAGTTTGGGAAAAGTGTAGGGCATCGTGCAGGCGATCCTCTTGGTACAATCACTTCCGGGGGTGGTGGAAAGTCAGCTCTTGTCTCTGCATTCTTGGCAAAACATTACGGTGGCAACTATACAGGTGCCGGCCTTTCTCCTTCAGAACCAATCAGTACCATTACAACGAAAGATCATCATGCTGTTGTCGCTTCGCATTTAATCAAACTGCGGGGCAGCTGCAAGGATGGCCAGAGCGTAAAGCAACCTATGCCGACGATAACAGCAGGCGGCTTGCATGTTGGAGAGGTGAGGTCATTCTTAATCAAATATTACGGTACAGCTTGTGGGCAATCTCTTAAAAATCCAGCTGCTACTGTAACCACCAAAGATCGTCTTGGGTTGATAACAGTTGCAGGGCAAGAATACCAGATAGCAGATATCGGCATGAGAATGCTTGCGCCCAGGGAGCTTTACCGGGCTCAGGGTTTTCGGGACGATTATATTATTGATCCGATTTTTAATGGCAAGCCTTTAACAAAAACGGCTCAAGTACGGATGTGTGGAAACTCTGTTTCTCCTTATCCGGCTAAGGCCTTGGTTGAGGCTAATGTGAAGCTTAAAGCCGTTAAGATTGCGGCATAAGGGAGAAGGAAATGACTTATATAGTAGGTGATTTGATAGATCCAAAAGAAGAGACAGATGAAGAATTCAATGATTTCAATTTTGCCTATGACAGGATGAATGAAATAGCGAATGAAAAGGAAAACTTCGTGGTCGGCTTGTGGGAAAAGGATAACGATTACGCTGAATATATTGCCGTTAACGGTGAAGTATTTAAGTCTGAATAGTGACAATAAAATTTCAACATCCAAACGGAAACATTCTCTACAAGTGTGACATTTGTGGCCACACGTCTTGGGCAGCTAACGAGTTTGCTGAGTACGGAAGTATGAATCACCTTGACACTTGTCCCTGGGATCTGCCTCACGCATGTTGTGCCAGGTGCACAGACGAACTGGAAAAACGAATAGAGAGCGGGGCAATGGTTCTGCCAAGATTAATAACTCACAAATACTACTCCACCGTATCGAAGCCTAGGCAGGGATACTAACGAGGGATGGATATGACAAGAACAGGAATAATGGGGGCAATGAGAAGTGTGTTCCTCCCGCTAAATGTGAATCAACATTTCAGTTTTCGGCCTACCCCAAAACGGATGAATAGTAAGAAGGCATGGAAGAAGAGATGTAAGCGCGCGAGTCGGAAGAAATGATTGCCACAGCTACACCTTGCATCATAGTAGGTAGCACTGGAGATCCATACCTTGACCAGGCCCTTACATCCGGTGGGTGCATTATCTGTGACGAAATATTTAACCCGTATGAAACATTGAGTTTGGAGCCAGACCCTACTGAAACTTACTTGTCCAAGGACGAAAACGCCATTAGGGCAACAAAAAGAATGGTGACCATGGGGCGGCAGTTTAAAGCTCACCTCAAGTCAGTATTTGTGCCGGTCACGAATTTCGTGAGGCGTTCAATGTTCTGTAAGAGTGGGTATTTACCAAAGAGAATCAGACGCATCAGGTGTGATAAATGAAAACAGCAATAAAGAAAACATTTGCACTCATATTCTCAGACTACACGATATTGCTCCTCCTTACTTACAACGGAATAGGAATGGGCTTGATTGGTCGAAACGACACAGCCTTTGCTTTTATTATCTGTTTAGCGGTGCTTGGTTCGAAAGTATCTCTGGATAATCGTCATAAAGATTTGGTTTTAGCACTGGAAGCACATCTTAATATTCTGGATAAGTTTGTAAGGAAAATAGAGGAGACAACAAAAAAATGATTGAGAAACCCATATTGTTTTCTGGAGCTATGGTCCGGGCGATTCTGGATGGACGAAAGATTCAAACCCGCAGAATTATAAAGAACCAAAATCTTTCAGGCGCTCCACGTTCCTTCAAGGCTTATGATCTCGCTGAAGGTGGGTATGGTTTTGAGAATGACGATGATATTTGGAAATCACCATACGGTAAGCCTGGAGACCAACTTTGGGTGCGAGAGACATGGCGTGTTGGTGCCTGGAAGAAAGAGGGTTTGGTGGCGGTAGATTATGCAGCAGATAATTTTCCAAGGGAAGAATGGTTAAAAGTTACTGATTCAGAGCAATTTGAACGCCTATCCCAGCAATCAACAGATGACGCAATAAAAGCCAATACCCCAATAATCAATGATCGATTTCATTGGGAATTTGGCAAAGCTCCTACTCGTTGGCGGCCATCTATCCACATGCCTCGATGGGCAGCACGGATTTTTCTACGAGTCACAGATATTCGAGTTGAGCGGTTACAGGAAATTACAGGGGCTGATGTGTTTGCGGAGGGCGTTGATAACGGAAAATCAAACCATACAATGGGATCCAGATATGAGAACATGCAGCGCATGGCTTTCGAGGATCTTTGGGATTCTATTAATGGTAATCGTGAAGGATGCTCCTGGGAAGATAATCCGTGGGTGTGGGTTGTTGAATTTGAGCGGGTAACAAAATGAAACATCCAGTGATGAGATACCACGGAAGCAAGTTTCGCCTGGCACCATGGATCCAGAGTTTCTTTCCTCCTCACCATACTTATGTGGAGCCTTTTGGGGGAGCAGCTGGAGTTATGCTTCAAAAAAAAAGGTCCATGTCTGAAGTCTATAATGACATGGACGGGGATGTTGTGAATGTATTTCGTGTTCTCAGGGGTCCAGATACGGCGAAACAGCTGCAGCGCCTAATAGCCTTGACTCCGTACTCCAGGGAAGATTTCAAGTTGTCGCACAGTAGAACGGACGATCCTATTGAGAATGCAAGAAGAGTTCTGGTAGCAGCTGCAATGGGTTTTGGTTCTGCAGGAGCAACTAAACATACCACCGGCTTTAGAATTGATTCGGCAAGGAAGTATGGCACAGCTGCTCATCTGTGGGGAGAGTATCCGGAAGAGATAATGCACTTTTGTGACCGGTTTAAGAATGTAGTTATCGAAAACAAGCCAGCTGCTGATGTTATTGCGAATCACAATAGAGCTGACACGTTATTTTATGTGGATCCCCCATATCTGCACAGCACAAGAAATATGGGGGGGAATCGTGGCTATTACCGGCACGAAATGACAGATGCTGATCATGAAGAACTTTTGGTGCTCTTAAAAAGTGTCGACGGTTCAGTGATTGTTTCCGGATATGACAACGAGCTTTATAACGATTTACTTGCTGGTTGGGCGAAATATTCGAAGAAATCACGAATTTCAGCAGGGCGAGGAACGGCAATCAGGATGGAAAACGTATGGCTGAATTCTCGATGTCAGAGGAACCAGGCTCAGATGAGGTTGTTTGGATAATCAGGAGTTTAATTATGGCAGAAAATAGCAATATAGCATGGACAGATCATACTTGGAATCCATGGCAAGGATGCCGCAAGGTGTCTCTTGGGTGTCTCAATTGCTACATGTTCAGGGATAAAAAGCGGTACGGGCAAAATCCGTCAAAGGTGGTGAGATCGAAACCTCCGACTTTTAACAAACCGCTACGCTGGAAAGAACCAGCAAAAGTTTTTGTTTGTTCCTGGTCTGATTTCTTTATTGAAGACGCTGATCCTTGGCGTGATGAAGCATGGAGCATCATTCGCAACTCTCGCCATCTTACTTTTCTACTTTTGACTAAGCGGCCTGAAAATATAAAGGCCAGGTTACCTGAAGATTGGCCTTTACCGAATGTTTGGCTTGGTGTGACCGCTGAAAACCAAGAGCAAGCAGATAAGAGAATTTCTCTGCTGCTTTCTGTGGAGGCTTCTGTGCGATTCCTCAGTATTGAACCTATGCTCGGGCCTATTGATCTTCGCAGGATAAAGCCTTGGCACCTGAAACATGGGCCAGATGGGGCAGATTGTTTAAGTGGTGGTTCGTGGGGCCATGAGCATGTGCGACATATGGCAGGGCAAGATAGCCCAGGCTACTGCAACCACTCTGATGGGCCGAGAGTTGATTGGGTGATTTGTGGTGGCGAGTCTGGCCCAAATGCAAGGGAAATGAAAGAGGAATGGGCAAAGGATGTCATGGCTCAGTGTCTTGATTGTCACGTCCCGTTCTTCATGAAACAGATGTCTGGATCCACAAAAGAGAAGAGAGAAGAAATACCGGAATATCTCAATGTGAGAGAGTTTCCGAAGAATTGATAACGGTTGGAGGGAAAACGATGGAATGTGCATGTGATGTAGATGTCGATGTGGACACTTTTTCAGAGACTTTAGTGAATGAAAAGCGTGTGGCCAGGAAGCTCCATAAGTGTGGTGAGTGCAGTGGTGATATCCAAACAGGTGACGCATACGAATATTACAGAGGCGCTTGTGAGGGTGATATTTTCACTAACAAGACATGTCTTGATTGTCTGAGCATTCGAGAGGTTTTCTTTACCGGTGGATATTACTTTGGTCAGATTTTAGAGAATTTTAGAGAGTTTATTAGCGAAACTCAGGGGCAAATATCTGAGGATTGCATTTCCAAGCTAACTCCTAAAGCACAAGAAATGGTCTGCGAAGACATTGACGAAATGTGGCTAGAATACTGGCTTAACAACCCTACGCACCCGGCTGTTCGATTTGAACTTATGCTGAAAGAACCGCCATACTGGAATCGTCCTGGTTGGATGTACTACCGACAAAAGGAAATTGCCATGATGGACTCTGCGGTGTTTGCATGAAAAGAATGAAATATGCCATTGAACAAAGGATGCGGTTTATTGATTTTCTTCTCAACCAATATGGAGAGATAGGTCGGAGTGCACTGGTGGACTATTTTGGGATATCCACTCCACAGGCAACAAAGGATTTTCGAAGCTATATGAGCCTGGCTCCAGACAACATGAGATATGTAACTACCAGGAAAAGATATGTCCGAAATCCTGAGTTTGTGCGGGTGTATGCATAACACAGGTGAGCAAATGGAACAATACTACCTACAAGACAATAGGAGTTATGTCGGAAACGATATTCTTTGGTGGGCAAAAGATGGGAGAGGGTATACCACCGACTTGAGCAAAGCCCATGTGTATACCAAGGACGAGGCAATCTCTCAGCACCAGAGCAGGGAAACAGATATTCCTTGGCCGAAAGAGTACGTGGATCAAAAAACACGTCCTACTGTTGATATGCAGTATGTCAGGATTAAAGAAGCTTTGAAAGGGACAGGCGTAAAGCTGATAAAGCCAAAACCACCACAGAAAAATGTTTGTAATTGCCATGGATGTGGCCGCTTTTTAAGTGAATTTGACGCTTATAATGGTTGCCCAAAATGTGGAGCTGATAATAGCCATTGAGTCGTACTACAAGTGTAGAGACAACCGGTTTGTGTATCATAAATCGCGAAATACGAGACACAAAGGAGTTTGTGATCAATGAGTGAGACACAAAATGAAGGAAAAGTGTACGAAATAACTTACTCGATAAAAGGCGGCACTTACGACGATGGAATCAGAGTGAATGGGGTATTCCTTTTCAGTGTTGTTATGCGCAGGGTGTACAGGGCAATAGTTGATGGACGGAAAGACCATGCATTTTATATCAGAGATCATCTTCTAGACCTTGGTTTTGAACACACACGTCGGCAAATAAGCAATGCCCTACAGTCATTAAAACACAAAGGCCTGCTGAAATATAATGGCAGATGGAATGCCGTGTAACGCTGTGGCTCAGTTGTCCAGGGGAGAAATGAAAATGGATGAGAATATTTGTAGTGTTGATGGAGAATCAGTTTGCCACGAGGGTGGTAGGTGTTCATTTTGCTATATCGGAACTGGTGGTGTTATTGGAAAACCACCTACCCCTTTGGGGTCTACTGAAGCTGGTTTGTGCTGTGCTGATTGCGGCGTTACTGGTGATTACTGTGGCTACCACCAGCTTGGTAGCCAGAAAATAAGCTTATGCGTTACCTGTGCCGAGAGGGAAGTGACTGTTTGGCACATTACTCTGGCCGATGAGGATAGTGGCGGGATTGTCCACCAGACCATTAACAAAGCTATTGAAACCATGACAGTGATTATACGGGAAATGGAAAATCAAGACGATGACAGCGACAGCTACAGTATTCATAAACAAAAAATGAGCAGGTTGGAAGTTGTGACCATGCCAGAGTTTCAGGGATTTTAAATGAAAACTGAAAAACTAATGGAAGGAACATGGACGCTAGTTGCCCCAAATGGCAACAGGTATCATGCAGATTCTCCTTTAAAATGCTGCCGTTCGGAACAGTCAACAAGAGTTCCAGATGAGATTGCGCTACAGCGATTGGCCGATTTTATGGAAGAGGACGAGTGGGTTAGCGTGAAAACAAAGCCAACAAAAGACATGCTTGAACATGGTGACTGGGGCGCTTTCTGGTGCTTTTTTGCTAGTGAAGAATTTGGTGAAAATAAGCAAGGCATAAGGATCTTCACAGAAGGATCAGGGTGGAATGATGATGGCGTTACCCACTGGATGCCATTACCTGCTGCACCGAAAGGAAGAACATGAAATGCCCAAAGTGTGCAAAAGAGTTTGAGGAATGCCCTCAGTGCAGAAGCCAATACCCTCATCAAGAATGTTTGAAGGATGAAATGTGCCACGATTGCATGATTCTTGATGCTAAAGAAAATGACTACGACTCGTTGGGGCATAGTAATCCTCAAGGAAATACGCAGTGCGGAAAACTTGGACGAATGCACAGGTGGAAAAGATATAACTGGGACAAAACACTTTGTTTATATCCTGGTTGCAATGCCAGATGTTAGGGCAGAATAATAAATTTAAGGCGAATTTTAAAAATGGCTAAAGCGGATAAAATAGACCCTGCAGATAAAAAATACTGCATCTATTTCAACGATTGCAAAGATGGCGAGAGTTGCCCAGAAGCTGCGACTCTTGAAGCCATGAGGAAACTAGCCAGCCAACGAAAAACCTTGCATGGTCACGATTGTTACCGTGACCGTCCCTCCTGTTTTATTCCTACATCGAGATATCATGTCACCAATGAAACCTGCCGTAGGCGATAAGCGTAAGTGTATGATGCAAAAGGATATGATGATGCCAAGAAAGTGGTGCGAACTGGCTCAACAGAGGGATATTTGCAAAGGCTGCAAGTACTCCGAGCAAAGAGAGAAAAGCAGGTACCAACTCAAGAAAAAGGATTGTGATCAGTGAATAGTGATATACGAATTTCGACAGCCTTTTTTGCACACCGAAAGACCAGGCGGCTGGAAATGGTACTTGGTGCGGAAGGGGTGATGGCCCTGGTAAAGTTATGGGTTAATGTGGCTATTTTGAAACCAAAAGGTGAGCTTGTCGGGTGGGATAGTATCGATATTTCTCTCACTGCAGAATACAAAGGTGATCATGAGGAGCTTGCTAAAACTTTAGTTGATATTGGCTTTCTTGATCATGATGGAAATATCTATTCTGTCCACAATTGGAACAAACATCAGCCATGGGCATCGGATGCTGATTCAAGGAGTATCAATGCTGCAAAAAATCAAGTTCTCCGCTGGTGTTTAAAGAAAATCCCAAACAAAAAAGCTCGTGAAGATTTTAAGGAGTGGTACAGGTCTTACAGTTTTCAAAAGGGTGACAATACGGAAACCATACTAACCGTATACGACTCGTATACGGGCGGTATACCAAACGTATACGGGTCGAATACTAATAGTAATACTCCATCTCCATCTCCATCTCCATCTCCATCTCCATCTCCAAAAGATATAGATATAGGGAAATTTGAAAAGTGCCGTCCTGAATGGATTTCTTCGGAGTTGTGGAATGAAATTATTGTCAGCAGAATTGCTAAAAAATTACAGAACACGGCACTTGCCTTGAAGACGTTTACAAATTCTCTCAAGAATGGTGTTGATGCCGGCTACTCTATCGAGACTTGCGTAGGGGAATATGTAGCCGCTAAATGGGAACGGTTTGATCATTCGTGGATAAAAAAAGGAGACAACAATGGTAATGGCAACAGCAAACAACGCGGTACCGGATTTGTTGAGGCAGGCCGCAACAGGGACTGGCTTGGTGAATCAGCAGTGCGATAAACATAGGGTTCAGCTTTACAGGATCCCCAGCGGAAAAGTGATCTGTGAAGAGTGCGAGGGGGAAAAAAAAGAAGCAAACATGAAAGCCAGAATTGCAACCCGCCTGGAGGAGGACAAGATGGCGGCTGTCAGAAACGCTTACAGTGCTCTTGGGTTACCAGCCAGGCTGGCACGCTGCAGTTTTGCCAGTTACATGGAAGCCAATCATTCCAGGGAACATAAGGAAAAATGTTTGCAGTACGTCAAGCAGTGGCCTGATGTCGGTGGCATTGTGATGCTTGGCAGTGTAGGAACCGGCAAAACTCACCTGGCTGTTTCTATTTGTAAAAGCCTTTGTGAGCAGGCGGTTACGTGCAAAATATCCACTGTAACGAAAATTATAAGAGAGATTCGCTCGAGCTGGAAAAAAAACGGCAACAATACGGAAGCCGAAATTATAGCGAGGTATGCGGGTATAGGGCTGTTGGTGATTGATGAGGTGGGCTCGCAGTACGGATCTGATTCGGAACGGATATCTATCACTGAAATAATCAACGACAGGTACGAGCGGATGCACCCGACGATTCTGATCGGTAATGTGACATTGCCTGAGCTTACGGAGCTGATGGGGGAACGAGTTGTGGACCGGGTTGCTCAGGATGGTTTTACCCTTGTTTTTGACTGGGAATCTTTTCGGAGATCATAAGGCGTAAAAAAGGGATACAAAATTGTAATCCATCCTAAAGCGGGGAATACACGGCAGTAAACATGGGGTAAAAGCGGAGTAAACACGGATATAAGTTGGTAAACAGGGGGAGTAATGAAGGGTTCAAGGCCGTTAAGTGGTAATGAAATAAAAAGGTTACGTGAAATGTTCAAGGGAAAAATGGGGCCTCGAAATCTGGCATTGTTCCTCTTGGGAGCTAATACTGGGTTTAGGATTTCGGAGCTTTTGGCTATCACCCTGGGGGATGTTTTAAATGATGATGGCAGCATCAAGGATGTTCTCACGGTTTCCAAGCGATTTGTGAAGGGCAAGAAAGAGAGTCGTTCAGTGCACCTGAGTGTGCACGGGAAGCGAGCTATTGCTCCATGGTTGCGAATAATGAGTCAGCGAAATTTTGTGCAGCAAGGTGACGCACTGTTTCAGCGCATAGGCGGTGGTGGTGCAATATCCAGAGGACAGGCGTGGAAGGTGCTTACTGCAGCATATCGATTAGCTGGCTTAGATGGGAAACTTGGTACTCATGCTATGCGCAAAACCTTTGCCAATAATGTGTACGATCATTTGCTTGGTCGGGCAGCAGCTGGTGAGCCAGTTGATGCTTTCCGGGAAACTTCAAAGGCCCTGGGACATAGCGATATCAGAGCCACAGACAAGTACTTGTCCTTTCGGACGGAAGATCTTGATGAAACTATTGACGCTGTAGGCGTTTAAGGAAAGGGTTATGGCAAAAAAAAACGAGCAGAAATTAACGGCTGAGGATTTGCGAGTGCGCTTCCAGTGCGACACAGTGGAGACTGTTTATGTCTGGGCCAAGCGGTACAGAGAGATATTGCAGCCTATGAAGATTGGCCGGAAACTGTTGTTTAATATTGAGAATGTTAAAAAATTTGAAGAGCACATGAAGGTAAAAAGTTAGTGAAACATTTTATCAGCAAGGTGTGTCCGATTACTGGTGGCGTACCAACCACCATGGACAAAGAATATTTTGACAAGATGTGTAAATTTCACCAGAACCAGAAGTATAAGAACGGATCGCAAAAGGGCGAGGTTATACGCTTTCACTGTGCTGAGGTTTGCCGGGGAAAGGTGTTACCAGAAGAATTGAAAATTAAGAAAATATCAAAACTGATAAAGGAACGGAAAGAGACCATAAAAGCTATAGGAGAATGTGAAGTGGTAACTGCTAAACAAAAAATGATCGAAGCTAATTTTGAAATCTGCGAGGATATTCTAAAAAAGACTGTAGATGTTCTCGGATTAAAAAAAATAGATGTGAATGACATCCCTAGCCTGGTGGGTAAGCTTGTAAAGGAGCGGGATGAGGCAATGTCAATCCTTGAGGATCTCAACTCTACCCTGTCTGATGATCGTCCCTTTGAATTTGTCGTGAACGAAGCCAGATTAGACGGTCAATATGCCAGTTTGACCTTTGTCCTTAATGAAGCATTCCAGCAGGCATCTGGAGGAAAGGGGAAAGAGCGGCACGCCAATGATGGCGAACCTTTTGAAGAACAGAAAATCTGTACGATTACCAGAAGCGTTGGTCTTGGTTATCCCCTTGGCCAGGCAATGAAGAAAACAGAGGAGTCATTACGCCTGGGTGTGCGTGGCTTGCCAGAGCTACTGGGGGCTATAAATTATCTTTGCGCTGGCTACATTGTTATGAAAGAGGGGTTTGATGGTGAGAGATTAGATATCCTCGATCGTTATGAAGAAAATGATCCTCAACAGGACAATAAAGCGGCATGAGTTCGGATAAAATATACGATTGTGCCTTTTATTTTAAATGTGCCAGAAATAAGGGCAAAATACTACATGATAATCGACCTAATACACATGTTGAGCTGTTTGGAGCATATCAGTTTAGAAGAAAACACAAAAGAGCGGCAAGGAATTTTTCTCCAAGGCTTCCTTACCGGCCAGCAGATCAGAATGTTTTTTATGATACCATGTATCGCCTGAAGATTAATGACGTTTGGTACCGCCCGGGGAAAGCGAAGTACGTGTTTATTACTAAACGGGAAGTTATAGAAGTTCTTCTTGGGATTTTGTGAGGGTTATTATGAGTCTCGTTTTTTATGAAAAACTTGAAGCAGGTGACGTTATAGGTGGCCTTGAAATACTCGGACACTCACACACCGACAGTGGCGGTAATCGATGGATGAATGTTCTTTGTCATTGTGGGGAAGAATTTAAGGCATCATCTTGGAGACTAAAAAAGCAACACACAAAAAGCTGTGGTTGTTTGGTTAGAAAGATGTGCTCTTTGAGAAATATCAACACTCCGTACAAGGATAGATGTAAAAGTGCCAAAAAAGGTTGGAAAACGAGAAGGGACACATAATGTTTGAATTAACCTTTAACTTGTTGATGCCAGTAATTTTAATACAGGGAAAATAATATGACACCAGAACAAAAAGCAAGAGATATGCTGGAAAGGATGGGAATCAAAGGGGCGCAGGAGATGACTGCAGGTAGTCTTGTTGAACTCGCTAATCTTATTAGTTCACATAGTGCGAAAGACAAGATTGCTGACTGTACTGATTTACAGTATCTGTCATTTGAACAGATGATGCAAAAATACCCTGGAATAGAAAAGGCTATGGATTTGGCTTTAGAGCTTAGGAGTCATTGCCGTACTTATAATTTGCCTGCAGATATGGAACTTAATGGCGTCTCTTGGAATGCAACAGCGCTGAGAGAACGTGGTTTTCAAAGAGGGCAGCAGTTCGCGCGTGACAGAGTTTGTTCCTGTTTGAACTTGAAATGTGTAGAATGAGGGTGGTGTGTTAAGTGAGCAATACAATGATAAAAAGGCGTAGCCCGAAGGAAAAGATACTAGCCAAGATAGATGCGGAACTTGATGAAGTCCCCACGAAAAAGCTCACCGGTTCATTGTTGTTCAGGGTTGACTGCAGCCAGGGTGGATTATTAAAACTGAATATAACTACTGATGAAAATGTAGATATTTCTAATGGTAAATCAGAGGAAAGAAAAAGAAATTGACAAAAAGAACAGAGTAACGGATAATACCGACAATTGAATAACACTTACGGTTACTGACAAACCCCGTTCACAATCCGGGGGATTTTGAGGCCCGTTCCTTTAGCGCAAATGCGTTTGAGGGACGGGCCTTTTTTTTTGGTTTTTTTTATGGCGAAGAAGAAAAACACACGGAAGAAAAAAACAAAACAAAAAGTTTTGGATTGGGAAGGGATTGAGCGGGAGTATTGCGCCAATCAAATCTCGATCAAAGAGATAGGCCGGAGGTTCGGTTGTTCTGATACTGCCATATCAAAAAAAGCGAAGGAAAATGGATGGAAACGAACGCTCGCTAACCGAGTGAGAGCAAGGGTTAAAGAAGAGTTGGTTCGTGGCGAGGTTTGCGAGGAGGTTTGCGGTGAGGTTTGCGGGAACAACGCAAACGAAAAAGAGATTGTTGAACATGCCGCTAAGCGTGGTGCTGAAGTTATCCGGCTGCATCGAAAAGATGTCCAGAAGATGCGGGATATGGAAGAGAAACTTCTGGGTGAGCTGGGTGATGATCCTACTAAGGTTCATGTCTCTCAGTACAAAGGTGAAATCTATACGAAGACGCTTAGCCTTACCGTTTCGGAGAAGGCTGGTGCTTTGCAGGCTCTGGCCAATGTGCAGCATAAGCGGATCCAGCTTGAACGACAGGCGTATAACCTGAATGATGGTGAAGAGGTGAGTGATAATCCTCTTACTGGGCTTTTGAAGAGTCTCGATAGTGGCGGCTTGCCAAGTAATGAGTGATACCCAGGAACTTAAAGAGATTGAAAAATATCTGGGCGATATCGAATGGCGGCTGGATAACCTCTATTACATCAAAGACAAGTACGGAAAAGTTATAAAGTTTGTGCGGAATGAGTCGCAGATGGAGCTTTGGCGCAACCGGCACTTCCTGAACATTATTTTGAAAGATCGTCAGCGTGGGTTTTCCACTCTGATTGCAATTCTGATCCTTGATACCTGCTTTTTTAATAGCCACCAGGAGTGTGGCATTATTGACATCTCTTTACCGGATGGAAAGAAGAAACTGGCAAAAATCCATTTTGCTTACGAGCGCTTGCCGGAAGAATTAACGGCTGAGAATCCTTTGGTGACCGATAACAAGGAAGCACTGGAATGGGAGAATGGCTCCACAGTTTATGTTGGCACTTCTCATCGTGGTGGAACATTACAGATTCTTCATATCTCTGAAGCTGGAAAGATATCTGCAAGAAATCCGGAAAAAGCAAGAGAGATACGAACAGGAGCGATGAACACAATTGCTCCGGGATGTTGGATTTTTAACGAGTCAACAGCAGAAGGTGTCGGTGGAGAGTTCTACGAAGACTGTCAGACAGCACAGCAGCTGGAGAGAACAGGATCCAGACTTACATCTCTGGATTATAAATTTCATTTCTTCGGCTGGTGGATGGGAAACCACAACGAACTGGATCCTACTGGCATCAGCTTCGATTCGCATGAGGACAGAAAATACTTCGATGAACTTGAAGAAGAGATCGGAGAAAAGCTGAGTACACGCAAACGGGCATGGTATGTCAAAAAGCGGGCCCAGCAGAAAGATGACATGCTTAGAGAGTTTCCGTCTACCCCGGAAGAAGCATTTAAGGCGGCAATCGAAGGAGCATATCTTTCTAAGCAGCTGAATTTTCTCTACTCAAACGGGCGTATTGGAATAGTTCCCCATGACCCTGCTGTTCCTGTTAATTCAGGTTGGGATTTTGGAATCAGTGATCATATGACTATCTGGTTTCATCAGCGTGTAGGACTACAGCATAGACTTATTGGTTACATGGCTGGAACAGATGACGATGTTTTGTATTACTGGATGCAGATGCAAAAACTACAATATATTTGGGGTAAACACTTCCTGCCACATGATGGAGCAGCCAGGCGAATAGGCACTGCCAAGAGTGGAGAAGCACCACCACAAACAATTGAAGATATCTTGAATGATGCAGGGATGCAAAACACTGAGATAGTACCAAGGATCGAAAAGAAATTTACTGCTATTCAAGAAGTAAGGCAATTTATGCCCAAGTGCTTCTTTGATGAAAAAGAGTGTGCCGATGGCATCAAGTGCCTGCAGAACTTCAAGCGAGAGTGGGATGAAAAAATGGGCTGCTGGAAGGACAGGCCGTTACATAACTGGGCAATGCACGGATATGACGGAATCGAAACCCTTATTCGTGGCCTTGGCATATATGGGGACGCTGTGTCCAATGTGTCACAAAGAAGATCACAGGTTCCACCACCAAACCCTTATGTGTAGTGAGTTGATATGAATGCTATGACAGAAACTAAAAAAATGGGGTGCAGCACACCTCAGTTGATGTTGATCCTGCAGGAAATAGAGAATCAACCGGCATGGCGCACCCAGGCAGATAAGGAAGCTGATTATATCGATGGTAATCAGCTGGACAATGAAAAACTGCAGGATCAGGTATCCAAGGGTATTGCCCCACTTATCGAAAATGTCATGGGTCGGGTTGTTAATGATATCAGAGGTATTGAGGCCAAGAACCACACGGACCTGAAGGCCATTGCTGAAGATATGAAGGCGAATATCGATGTTGTTGATGCCGTTAATCAGAAACTTGCCAAGGCCGAGCGTGAATCAGGTGCTGATCGTGCTGTAACACTTGCCCATGCCAAGCAGATTGGTGTTGGTCTTGGATGGGCTGAGGTTGCCAGGGAACCGAATCCTTTTAAATTCCCCTACCGGGTGTCAGAGATTCACCGTAACGAAATATGGTGGGATATGCGCAGTCGGGAACCGGATCTGTCGGATGCTATGTGGCTGCTCAGAAAGAAATGGTCAAATGTTGAGGCCGTTGTTTCTCAGTTTAAAGGCAAAGAGCAAATGATTCGGGCGGCTTCTTCCACATCAACCAATTTCGATGAACTCACATTTGTAAGTGATGGTGGCGGTGAGACGGGACTAGGACAATCCCTTGATATAACCCGTGGCTGGACCATTGAGGAATCTGAATGGCGGGACTTTGAAACAAATCGTGTCTGTCTGATTGAGGTCTATACCAGGCATCATAGAACAGCCATCGTTTTCAAATTGCAGGACGGCAGAATCCTTGAATACGACAAGAAAGACGAGCTGCACAGGCAGGCCGTTCTTTCAGGTGTACAGCTTGTAAAAGCTACGGTATCCGATATCTACAAGACATTCTTTCTTGGCCCCCATGTTCTGCATGAAGAAAAGGTGAAGACCACCACTGGCAGGTTCCCATACATTCCATTTTTTGGTGAGCGCGAAGATAGAACGGGCATTCCTTTTGGTTCTGCCAGGAGCTTAATGTCTCAGCAGGATGAATTGAATTCTCGTAACTCCCAGTTGTTTTGGGGGCTTGGTGCAGTGAGGACAAAACGCACGGAAGGTGCTGTGGCAATGTCAGATGCTGATTTCAGGCAGATGATAGGCCGACGTGATGCTGATATTGTTTTAGACGAAAAGGCCATGCGGACGGGGGGAATCTTTGAAGTTGAAAGAGATTTCAACGCCAATTCTCAGCAGTTTGAACGGCTGAATGATATCAGGAATTCGATGCATACTGTTTCTGGTGTTTCTGAAAGTTTTCAGGGGCAGGGTGGATCTAATCAGACATCATCTGGTTTATCCATGCAGATTGAGCAATCCCAGCAGAGCCTGGCCACAATAACAGACAACCTTCGGTATGCACGGATGATGCTGGGTGATGCCCTGATAGAGATGATCATCGAAGACTTTGAGGATGATGAAGATGTCCTGATTGAGGGGAATATCCTCAAAGATGACAGGTGGGTGAAGATCAACGCTTCTACTGTGGATGAAGCAACCGGGAAAGCATACAAAACAAACGATGTGCAGCGGGTGAAGATTACCATGTCTCTTGCCGATGTTCCCAGCACTCCATCGTATAGACAACAGGCGTTATCAGCACTTACCGAGTTTGCCAAGAGCTCCAGTCCCGCTATTCAGCAGATTTTATCACCACATATTGCAGCTCTTGCAGAAGTACCCAACCGTGAGGAGATTGTTGAGGCTATTCGTAATGCGGAACATGCTCCGACTGAAGAGGAGATTGAACAGCAGATTAAAGATGCTGTTGACCAGGCTTTAATGAAGGCACAAACGGCTCTCAAGGAACAGGAGATTGCGCTCAAGACCAGAGAACTTGATATCAAAGAAGATGTTGGTATCGCTCAGATTCAAAAAATGCTGGCTGAGACTGTGAACAAGGCTATTGAATCTATCTACTCAGCGACTCAGGCAGGACGCGAGATAGCAGCAACTCCACAAATAGCAGGAGTTGCGGATCAGATTTTAGGTTCTGCAGGTTTTGAAGATAGTGATCTTCCACCGGTTATTGTTACTCCGGATGCGATGGTAAGTGAGTTATCTCCTGAACCAGCACAAAACACATCTCCCATGTTTCCACCTCGAGTACAGGAACCTGATCTTGAGATGGCGGCAATGGAAGAAGATGCAGCACTGGAGAATCCTGGTGTTGGAATGCAGGAAGGAATTGAAGCATGAAATAGAAAAATAATAAGAAGTATTTAACAATTGGGTTCCTCAGTTCTGGTTGATCCCCAGAACTGAGGACGTAAGACAAAAAAACCGCTGTATGGAGCGAAGGGGCCATACCCCCTTCTCTGTACGGCGGTTTTTTTATGCCCAACATAAACACGTTACCTGGATGGGTGACGTAAAAGAAATAACGCAGCCTGGATGGGCAGCGCAGAAAGAAGGTGGTGTGAATGGCTACAGAAATTAATGCAGTGGATGCTGCAGAGTCGGCAGTTGAAAACGGTTTTGATGCAGATGGCAATATCTCGGATGAGAACATGGCAGCGGCATTGACCGGTGGGGAAATTGAACTCGAAACGAAAGTCGAGACTGAAACGGATGTGAAGGTTGAGACAGATGTTGAGCAGGACGATGACAAGCCAGGTGATTTGAAAGATGAGCCACAGGGCGACCCTGATACTGACAAAGATGATGTGCCAACAGGTGTGCAGTCAAAAAAAGGAGATTTTATCATTCCTTACGATGACCTGATTAAGGAACGTGACGGACGGCATACAGAAAGGGCCAGGGCAGATGGTTTACAGGAGCAACTTAATGCGGCCAATAAACGGCTTACTGAAGTGACAACTCCTGTGGCTGGCGATCTGGAAACAGATAAGGAGCCCGGTACCCAGGATAAAGACACCCCTGATAAGCAGAAGGTGATCTCGCAAGAGGCGCTTGATGAAATGATGGAGGATTACCCGCAGGCGGGTGCCGCCATTATGGCTCTCGTTAAAAGCAATGAACTGTTGGTGCAGCAGGTCGGAGACCTGACAAATCAATCAGAAGACAATGCTGTCACTGTGGCGTTGGGTGAACACGTTAATACCATTATTGGCGTACACAATGACTACGAGGCAATTTTAGACTCCGGTCGTTTGAAAGAATGGATCAATGGGTTACCAGCTCTGGATAGAGAAGGGCCTGAGAGAGTCTTCAATTCAGGTAATACCAAGGAAGTTATCGAGCTAGTGGACAAATTTAAAGCAGAAACCACCAGTGAAGATGATCCACCAAAGGTAGATCCGGACAAAAAGATAGCTGATGCCGAGGCAAAAGCAGCAAACGAAACCAATACCCCTGTGAGTTTAAGCGACATTCCGGGCAGCGTTCAGCCCCATGATGAGCAGAACGCTCTTCTGGAGATGTCTCAGGGGAATTTTATGGACAAAATGAGCAATCTTTCAGCCGCCGATCAGTTGGCAGCGCTGGATAAGATGCTTTAACAAAATAGTAAGGAGTATTTGAGATGCCTACCAATATCCCATGGGGAGATGTAAAAGCGATTCGTAAGCAGTCGGCTGGTTTATTCACTGCAACGATGCAACGTAGTACCAATCTTGGCCGCATGACCGGGAAGCTTCCCACCCAGGCAGATGCTGAGAATAAACTTCGGTTCCAGTCCAGTAATGATATGCCAATCGTTACCTGTATGGATCTGGCAAAGAATAAAGGTGATGAGGTCGAATTTGACTACATCCAGGCCTTGAGCGGGTACCCGATTATGGGCAGCGAGATTGCAGCAGGTAAGGGCAAGTCTCTTTCATGGTCTGAAGGTCGTCTGCGTATTAATCAGGCTCGTTATCCAATCGATGGCGGTAATGCAATGTCCCGTCAGCGTACCGTGCATGAGATTCGTAAACTATGCCGTGCCTTGGGCTTTAACTACATGACCCGTTATCAGGACCAGCGAATTATTGTTCATGCTGCCGGCGCCCGTGGTTTTGCCAGTGACATTGAGTGGGCTATTCCTCTTGCTGCACATGAGAAGTTTGCCGAGGTTATGGTCAATCCTGTGCTGGCTCCTACACGTAACCGGCACTTTATGAGTACTGGTACAGGTATGGAGGGCATTGCCGCATCTGGTGATGAGATCACTATCGAAACCACTGATATCATGAACACCGATCTGGTTGATGCAATTGCAACAAAGATTGATGGTATGCCCCTGCCTCCTCCTCCTGTCATCTTCAAGGATGATCAGTTGGCCTATGACAGTCCTACCCGTGTATTGCTGGTTTCCAGTGAGCAGTACAACTCCTTCCTGAAGTCTGGCGATTTCCGTACCTGGCAGAGTAACGCTATGGCTCGGGCAAGACTTGCTAAGGACAATCCACTGTTCCTTGGAGAAGCTGGTCTGTGGCGTGGAATCCTCATCGTGAAAATGCCTAAGCCTATTCGTTTCCGTGCTGGTGATCCTCTCAACTGGTGTGCATCAAGAACCAGCGCAGACGAAACAATCACCGATGTGGTTCCAGCATCTTTTGGAACTACCCATGCGGTTGATCGTGCCATTCTGCTTGGTGGCCAGAGTGTTGCCCAGGCCTTTGGTAAGACCAAGAAGTCCGGAAATCCCTTCTTCTGGGAAGAGGAAACCTCTGACTTTGGTGACAAAGAGGAAATCATGGTTGGTGATATGGCTGGAGTCTCCAAGATCCGCTTTGATATCGATCATGGTGAGCAGATTGAACCAACAGATCTTGGTGCTATGGTTTTTGACACCGCTGTTGAGCTCTCTGCGTAAGCAATAGTCATTACCGGGTGTCCTCTTAATGGAGATGCCCGGTAATGCAAACCATAAATAAGGAGTTTTAAGATGGCTGATGTAACTAGAAAATATGCCCATTCCATGCGAAAGCATCAGGGCATTACCGCCTATGGCAATCTCAGTGCGATTAAATGCACCTTTGAGACCAATGCTTCCGGTGTCTTTGTTGATTCTAACCAGGCAAGTGCTGTGGTCCAGGCTGATGTTGTTCGCCTTGGTCCCGTGCTTCCTGCAGGAATGGAACTGCATGACATGCTGGCAATTGTCTCTTCTGCGTTCACTGCGCTGACGACTGCCAAGGTCGGTTTTGCCTATGTTGACGGTGTTGATGATGCGGATGTTCCACAGGATGATGATTACTTTGCTGCGGCTCTGGCAACCAATGCTGCTGCCAGAACTAGAGCGACCAATGCAGCGGTTGTTCCAGTGAAGCTGCCAAAGGATGCGTTTCTCACCTTGACAGTAGCGGGTGCGGATCATGCTTCTGCCGGACGTCTTGATATTATCGTCACTGGCATCATGAAAGGCGTGGAATAAGCACGAAAAGTGTTTTGCATAAATAAAAATCGGGGTGGCTACGGCTTCCCCGATTTTTCAAAAGGAATCCACGAAGGAAAGGTGACAACGAATGAAGAATGAAAATATAGCGAAGGTCTGCCATGAGGTGAATCGGGCATACAGCGCGGCCATTGGTGATTTTGACACAGTGCCATGGGAAGAGGCTCCAAAGAGTCAGGTTGAGAGTTGCCTTACCGGTGTGGCATTCCATCTTGAGAATGAACACAATCCGGAAGAGTCTCACGAGTCCTGGATGAAGCAAAAAGAAGATGATGGCTGGATCTTCGGGGAAGAGAAGGATGAAGAGCTGAAAACACATCCTTGCATGGTTCCTTATGAGGACCTTCCTGTTGAGCAGAAGGCAAAGGACTTTATCTTTGCTGCCATTGTTAATGCTATGGCTGGAATGGATGTACAGACTGTGGTGGAGACTGCCCTTAAAGATATCAAAGTGGGTGGCAGTGTTCAGGATATTTCCAAAACTGTAACAAGCCTGGTACCGGTGAAATATGTGGGTCGTCGTAATGTGTATACCGATGGCACTTGTGGAACTGGTCTCACTTTTGTGAAAGGTGAAACAAAGCTTATCACTCCTGCCAGGGCTGCAAAGATGCTGAAGCATAAAGGGGTTTATATCCTGGGTGAGATGGTAACAGAGGTTGCCACTAAGGATGCAGCTGCAGAAGACAAGGTGGAAGAGTCTGATGAAGTTGATGAAACTGTTGTTAAAGAACAGCTTATTCAAGGTGCGAAGGATTCCATCATGAATATGAAGACCAAGGCTCCAATCATGGAGTTTGCAGCACGAAACTTTTCAGGGGTTAATCTGGATAATAAGCATACTGTTGCAGACCTGCAGCAGGAAGCTATTCAGATGATCGATCAGTTCGGGCTTGTCAATTGAACGCAGAAGAGCTGATAGAGGCTGTTGTCGATATCATCCAGGATGACAGTATTGAGGGAGAGGAGATTCTCTCCTATCTCAACCTTGGGCAACTGGCGATTGCAAACAGGGTATTACTTCCTGGTCTTGCTGATGGACATGCCACTTTGTCCACTGTACTTGACGACTTCATGGTTTCACTGCCGACTGATTATCACCGTGGTCTTTTTCTTGCTCAGAGTGACGATAGCATCCCGACGGTGGTTAAAACCATGGGTGATATTGTCACTGTCACTGGAATGCCGTTGTCTAAGGACACAGGATCTGCAGTCAATATAGTTGCAGCCCAAGCTAGGAAGTTTGTGTATCAGCCGGTACCGGAAGCGGGGGCAGAAGTAGAGATATTCTATCACCGCAAGCCAATACCAATGACAGAAAGTAATAAGAGCTTTCCTGATGGCTTATCTGCAGACAGTTCGGGGAATGATGATGCTGACCAGGCACTTATTTATTACGCATGTTGGCGTTCTTTTGCAAAGATTGAACAGGGATTGGAAGGTGCGAAGGTTGATACAAAATACTACCTCGGTCTGTTTGAAGAGACGCTGGAGATAATTGACCTACACAGTACCAGAGAGGGAAAGTCTTATCCTAAACCTCTTCCTAATAAGGTGTGGTGATGGGTAAACCTCGGAACCTTTTTTCTGGAACATCTGGGCTTAACACTGTTTCTGATCCTGTTCGTATTTCTTATGATCCCGAAACAGGAGTATCGGATTTAGCCGAAGCGGTAAATATCACAATTGATCAGTCTGGGAGACCGAATAGAAGGCGTGGCTTTTTAAAAAAGCAAGATGGCCTTTTTCATTCTGCTTTTTGTGATGGTGGCGATTGTTTTTGTATTCAAGACAGAGAAGACAATGCAGCAATTATGCAGATTGCCCAGGATTTTTCTTTGACTGGTATCAGGAGCGGTCTTCCCCTGGAGAGGCGTGTTGCGTTCTGTCAGGTTGGTTCGCAGACGTTCTATCTCAATGGCCTACAGAATGGTGTGATTGAGGATGGAGTATCCAGGCCTTGGCCGGTTGATGAATATGTTGGTGTCGAGACTGACAGGGTTTTTTCGCCGGCTCCGGTTGGTGAGCATTTTGCGTGGATGAACGGCAGGATGTTTATCAGTGAGGGTAAGGTTGTCTGGTGGTCTGAATTATTTAAGTATGGCCTCTTTGAGAAGAAAAAATCGTTCTGGCAGTTCCATACAAAGATCCGAATGATAAAGCCTGTTGCGTCAGGACTTTTTATCTCTGACGAAAAGAACACTTGGTTTTATGGATTTGGTAATCCCAACGAACCAGAGATCCTTGCAAAGGTAGCAGATTACCCAGCACTGGAATGGTCAGACTCCATTGAATACGTGGAAGGGGCTGATATTGGGCTTAATAGCGGATTATGCGCTTTATGGTCGAGTACAGAAGGGGCATGTCTTGGAACAGCTTCCGGACAGTTTCTGAACTTAACAAAAGAGAAAATAATCTATCCAAAGGAAACCCGGCAAGGAGCTGGGCTTTTGGTTGGGTACAATTTTATTCACACAGTGAGATGAAAGTAGAAACTCTTGTCCGTATTTTAATCAGAGTAGCGAAACAGTTCATATCGCTTGCCGAACAAGCATTGCAAGAATCTGACAAAAAGTAAGTAAAAATACGCTGAAAACCCTCTCCTCGGACACGGAAGAAAGCGAATAGACCATCACGCCAATTAGGCCTCGTGGAAAAAGTAGTAAATCCACGAGGTAAATAAAATGGCACTTCGACTTTCAACCGGACTCCGAGAAGCAATGATGGGTGGAGATGCGGAGATCAAAGAGATCGTAACATCTTCCGTTATTTCTTTTGGTGACGGTGACGGTACAGACAGTAGAGATACTATCAATGACAGTGGCAATGGCCTGGGTGTCTTTGATGTTGATGATTACATCCAGGTAAAAGATTCCACCAGTAATGATGGAAAATATAGAATCCGCTCTGTTGCTGCAGGGATCATTGAGGTTGACGCTGGTAGTTTTGTCAATGAAGTGACTGGAGCAGATGTCGTTCTCGCGACTGCCAAAGGTGGTTCAATGAAGAATGCGCTGGCCTTTGGTCGGCTTGACATCTACTCAGGAACCCAGCCGCTTGATGCTGACTCAGCGGAAACTGGTACCTTGCTTGTAAGTATTACTCTTGGGTCTGGGACTTTTGTACCAGGAACCAAAACAAACGGTATCAATCTCAAAGAACTTGGAAGTGATGCTTCCGGGACAACATTATCGAAGGCGATTGCTGAAGCGTGGTCAGGATCTGCAGTTGCTTCAGCTACTGCCGGTTGGTTTAGGCATTATGATAATGCTGTTGATACTGGTATTTCCACCTCGGCCGTTCGGGCAGATGGTGCAGTCGGTACAAGTGGAGCAGAACTGAATATGTCGAATACGACTATCTCAAGCGGTGGAACCACATCCATTGATCAGGCTGACTTTACACTTCCTGCTGTGTAATCGGTGCATACTCTGATTGGCTCTATGGACAACGACCTTTGCGAGAAGGTCGTTGAAGTTCTTGCCAGGTCTGTTGAGATTTCTGGAGACAAGCAGACCGTGAGCGAATTGTTGCGTGAAATTGTAGAGCACAGGGAAGGTAACAAGAAGATACTGGAGCTTACTCATTCTGTAAGATGCAATCAGTGTGGTGGCAATGTCCGTATTATGCCTGTTAACACATCTCTTGGAGACAATATAGGTTATGGGTACAAGTCTGCAATTCTTTGCACTGACAGTACCTGCTTGCACTGTGAATATCACCCATTCCCCCCACATGAAACAGTTAAGAGGTTCGGACTATGCCATTAGAAGGCTGGCCATCAAAAAAGGCGATTACGTTAACTATTCCACCTCAACCAGAGGAGTTACTCAACTATCCTCTATTGGTCGCTGTCAATGGATCTATGGGGATTGATGACCTTAATGGGTCACCAATGGCATTGGATATCTCTGACACTCCCCTTAGGTTGGCTGCATACGACGTTGATAATGACAAAGAGTGTCGAGTCGAGCTGTGCTCGTTTGGGGATAAGTTTGTTCTTAGGGTTAGAGTCCCGGTTGTATCTGCCGTTAGTGATACGAAAATCAGGTTGTATTACGATTCTGATCATATTGACAATAATATTGTTTCGTTAGAAGATACGGATATTGTTTGTCTTGTTGAGGGTACGGTGCCTGAAGCCCTTGGCGGTGTTGATTTTTTTGAGGCCATTTCTGATGATCTGCTTACTGCAGGTACGGCATCTTACGGGCTCAATGCGAGGTATGATGTACTTAAGTATACCCAGTCTTTTTATGCTGTTGGTAATATTGGTATGGATGTTCCGTATAACGATGATCTTAATCTGCGGTTAAATGATTGGACTATCGAGGTTTGGATCAACATGGCTGGTGTTACCGGTGTTCAGCGAATACTGGGTAAGGCGCAAGATACCAATCTGCGTGAGCAGTATTATGTGTATATAGAATCAGATCGTAGGGTGCGATTGACACTGAGTAGTGGGGCTGATGGTGGTATTACTAATTATACCACAGGGGTGGTGCCTGCCTCAGGTTGGACTCATCTAGCTTTTGAGCGTTATGGTGATATCATAGCGATGTATATAGACGGGGTGCTTGATAAGTCGTTTGGGTACAGCAATAATATTTATTCCGGGATTGAATATGATCTTGGTGTGTGTACTACAAGTTATAACAACACTGATAATTTCAATGGTGCTCTTGATCAATTACTGATTACGCTTCGTGGTAAGTATGGCCTCGCCGGTTTTACGCCTCCATCATATCCTCTGTCCCTGAAAAATATTGAAGCAACACAAAGCAGGAAAAGGGATCCGTCGTTTGTCTGGGACGATAATGTTGTGTTGATGCAAAGTTGTGCTGTTGCAATTGACCGTAAGGCTACTTTTGTTGATACTGTGCTTTATGCTAGTGAGGTGTCTTCTGCATATTTTAATGACGATCAATACGGGTATAAAGATGTTATTTTTGGAGATCGTGATCTGAGTGGGCTGACCAAGGATAATGGTGTCTTGAAGATTGATGTGTACTTTTCAGATACCTCGAACAATATACAGGCTTTCTTTTTTGAGGTTGGGTCTACTGCGAGTCGTGGGGATTATGAGTGGCGGCACCATTTCACAGATAAATCTTATGGTGGGTACAATAATGATCTAGTAGAAGGTGGTCGGTCTCTGCGTAACTCTGATGTCAATAGCTTCTCTGGAAGGTTGAGTACTACATACACAACATTGTATATACCTTTTTCTACATTTAGCACAACAGGTGAAAATGAGCTTGATGTTGCATTGATAAATCGTCTTACGTTTGGTTTCCTAATTTGCGGCACGAGCGGCACAAGGATGGCAAAGGTAAAAAATGTTGAAATAGTAAAACTTGACAATATTCCACAGACAAAGCCAGCAGGGTCGTTGGCTACCCAGTTTGGTGGTGTTGTCGATACTGACTTTGATGTAACAAATGCTGTGCCAGAGCTACAATTGTCAGGGACATCTGGGCTCTCTCTCACAGATTCAGGTGACGCTGATTTGATAGCGACATTTTCCATTCAGGCGGTGATTCGTCCCACAACCTTGCTGGATAATTCTGCAACCGTAGATAGTGTTATCGTTTCAAGACGTGAGCATCCTACGGCTTCAGTAGCCTCGTATGCGCTTGTAATCAACCCCGACGGTCAACTTGAGCTAAAGACCGGAGCAGGAACAGTTAAGTCTACCAAAGCATCTTGGTCTGCTGGGCAGGAGTACTTTGTTGTGGCAACCTATGACGAGAACGGTGCAGCACCAATCGCTGAGTTGTGGGTCGATGGCACTAAAGAGACTCTTGCTACAAATACCCCTGCAGTGATGGTTGGAGGGGATAACGAAACGCTGGTTGGTGCGCTGGACACTTCTGGCACGGATGGTTTTGAAGGGTCTGTACGCAACGTCGTGATCTCTGACGAGGTTTTGTCCGACGGCTGGATTCAGACATCATACTTAAATGAAACAGACGCTTTGTTTTCTGCAGCATTCCCTCAGATAGCTGTTGACCTTCCGAGTTTATATGCTGTCCTCGATGGTGTATACGGTGAGGACATTGCAGGGACAATGTTGTCTATGACAAGTGATTTGATAGGTACTGAGGTCTTTATCGGTACTGTTGCCGCAGAACTACCTTCCCTGACCGCTTCAATCCATAAAGAGTTTGTTCCTGATAGGATATTAACTGCGGATCTACCGAGCATGTCTGCTCACGTTGTGACGGGGCGAAGAATCGTTGCAGAACTTTTAGGCATGAAAGGTTCTCTAGTAGGGCAAGTTGGCAGGCGTGGTGATATAGCAGGAACAATATCATCCTTAACGGCAAAATTCTATTCAGGAAACCTGCTCAAATCTGATCTCCCAAGGTTATACGCTGGTATTAAGGGTTCAAATGAGATCATCGCAAGAATGTCAGGAACGATTAAGCCGATTGAGTGCACTATAAGTGGAGACAGTGAAATTCTCTCTCAGATAGATGCGAGCCTCAGGGGCATGTATTCAACTGGACATATAACAAATGGTGCTGTCGGATCTATCGCCGGAATCATGCCATCAATAGGGAGTGACCTGGAAGGCATTCGCGGCATCGTCGCTGAACTTGTTGCTAGAAGATTGCCAAGGATGAAAGCTAGATTAGGGGCAGACTTTTCAGCAGCTGGTGATCGTGAGATCCACGCAACACTCCCTTCTCTTGATGGAAGTTTGGGCGAATGGGCTGATCAGGAGTTTATTGTTCTTAGGCACGAAAGAGGGGTTATCCGGTAATGAACATAAAAAAAGCTACTATTGATTTGAATCTGAAGATAAGGGCAGGCGCACAATACAGCGACTCATTTGAGTTTACGTCAATGGTTAAGTTTGGCGATAAATTTATAGGCACGAAAGATACAGGGTTGTTTGAAATTGGTGGAGATAGTGACGATGGCGTTAATATTGATGCATATTTCATCCCGCTAAAAACAGACTTTGGATTAGCCAATCCCAAAAGGATGAGGTTTGGATATTTTGGTTTTAAGTCAGCCAGTGACTTGTCACTTGAAGTGTCAACAGATGATGAGTCTCCACGGTCATATACTGTTTCTGCTCGTTTGTCTGGGCAGCAGGGTGGAAGAAAGTCGATAGGGAGGAATGGTAAAGGCCGCTACTGGTCTTATAAAATAGGAAATACAAATGGAGCAGACTTCTCGTTTGATTCGTTAAAAGTTTTACCTGTAATTCTCAGTATGGGACGTAATGGCTAACAGGCTACCAATATCTACCAGTTACACTCCTGGTTTAGAGGATTATTGCAGAACATTCCAGGGCTTCGCTGAAAGTCAGATGAATATCCTTGAGAATCAGATGAGTTTTCGGAGTTTGGAACAAGGATCCAGACAAGTGCGTCCCGTAGATGGTGTTAAGATTGACTGTACAGTCAACAATAACATACGACAGATAAAAATATCAGTTACCGACGAACCTCTTGAAGCAGAAACCGGTGAATGGGAGGTGTTTGTTGAAGAAGCTGATCTTAGATTCTTTATCCGTGTCGGTATGCCAGATGACATTTTGTACGATGGAGTTGGCTTTGTTATTGGTGATTCAACCAGATATTACTGGTTTGACTTCAAGTATGGACCAGGTGAAAACGAACTGCACTTTTGGTATCCAGGGGAGATTGTTAGTGAGGTTATCGATGAACTTGAAAAAAAGGCGTACTATATTGTCGCCCCCTTTCTTGACCCTGTAGTCAGGTTGCAAGTGGCAACTCTGCCATTCTACACGTATCAGGAATATGTAAGATCCTTTGAGATGACAGATAGACACGCTGAAGAACAGTCTGATGGTGAAGAGTTTTGGACGCAAAGGCTGGTTGCCGGCTATCATTATGTTTCATACAACAGGATGTTTGCTGTCCACCCCCAAAATACAATATTCCCTCCATCGGGGCCACATCTAGTAGATCCTCTTCGGGGAGTAACCATGGAACCCCAGAATAGGATGCATTACAACAAAGACGACAGGTCTTTAGTCTGGTACCACGCAACTCAAATGTGGGGTGGAGATGAAAGTACTTGTGCCGTGACCTCTAGAGCAACCGGATGTCTAACTGGCAAATTCTTCAAGCTCAAGGTTGCCATGATACAGGATGAGCTCACCGGGGTGTGGTTTGAAGGGTGGACTCACGAATCGTATAACTCTTTCTCTGTTAATGGTTTTGACTCAACAGGGTTTGGATATGGTGAGTCTATAGTTGGGCTTTGCATGTATGAGCCAGTTGGCGTGCAAGCGGATATTGTTTTTTTTGATAAAGGTAGGGCAGTTATGCATATCCCTTACCAGCATCAATTATATGAATTTGAGTACAGGGCTTCAGGTGACGGGGAAGAAACTACTTACTCTTTGTATTCATGTGATGAAATTCCATCTGACCCAGATGGCTTCAATGAAAAAGCTAAAGGTATGAAGTTCGAGGTTGACGGCCTTGTCCTTTACAATACGGCACAATGTTATGATCAACATGGAAGTGGTTCTACTATTATTGTTGCAGATAAAGATGAAACGACTGTCTTTAATTGGATAGGTGAAGCAGAGGAATATCCTCCGTGCGGGGAAATCGAGGATGTTGATTGTTATGATGCTGATCTTTATATGCATAGGTATGAGAAGACTAGGTATGAGAAGACTGTTTCTGATTCTCCACCCAATTGGACTGATATTAACATTTTCACAATGTCTGGTACGAAATACTCTTTCCAAAAGTATGATGGAAGCCATCCAGAAACCTATGCATGGGAGATGAATATAGTTGGTGAGTGTTGTGGTTGTGTTGTTCCTATAACATCTCACTGCAGTATTGCATGTGTGACTCGTAGTATGACTTCAAGAAATAGTCTTTCTGTGTCGTCTGGTGCTCTTGGAACTATTGTAGATATGTCTGTTCCATGCCAAAATGTAACTATTACAAATAGTATAGAGAAAAGGACTGAAAATATTAGCATTAGTGCTTTTGCCAGCTTTGGCGGGGCATGTCCTGCAGACACACCTTTTTGCGGTGATAGTTGGAATCCGAGATTCAGTTCCGATGACTGCAAAACAGACTTTGGGTATCTGATCAGTTGCGCAAACGATGGTGAGCCGTTGAATTTTGGAACAGGCTACTTTGGAGAAAACCACACTGGATGGCCAACTGATTATGAATTTATTAACCCTCTTGATGACTTTGAAGATCTTGGTGTCTTCCCTTTTGAACTACCAAGTCTGGAGTTTTACAGATATATTTTTGGTACTATTCAGTGGAAAACTCCTGACAATTGGGTCTCAAATGAGACCTCTACAGAAGTTTTAAACGAGCTTGATATCGACGTTCCTGGCGTACATACTCTTCCAGCTGACGAAGTTCTCAAGATGCGTATTCTTGACGATAGAGATAGTGTCGATTCTCAAGGGATAATGACAGCAATTCAAATGTTTCCAGAACATTTGCCGCACAAGGTCTATCACGATGGAACAGAGATCTATGCTGACATTATAGATAAAATGGTTGAGCAGGGAATATTCAATACTGAAACAGATATGGTTCACGACTTTGGACTTTTATAGGGGGTAAGATATGTCATTTGTACCGCAAGTACCAAGTGTATCTTTTGGGGGATCTGGTGCGTATCAGATCGTTAATGATCACTTTGATAACACCACTGCTTACGCTGATTCAGCGTTTAGTTTGGCACAGAATTATGCTTTGGAGTTGTCAAGCTTAATTAAGGATCTGGTTGTACCTGACACATCAGGACTTGACGTTGCTAGTCCATACGTCCCAGAGATAGACTACAGCTCCAGGCCTACTTTGGGGAGTGTTACTATCCCTGACGAATGGCCTGATGCACCACCATCACAACCTGTATTGGCAATCCCTCCTACGCTTCCTGAAATTAATATGCCAGTGATGAGTTTTTCACCTCCTGCGTGGGATTCTCCTGACAAACCGACAAAAGACAACATAACAACACCAGGGGATGTCCCTGTGTTGCTTCAGCCTGATGTTCCGGTAGCACCAAGTATTGTCTTACCTGATGCACCAAACCTGCAGGATATTATATTACCTTCTCCTCCATCGATAACTTTGCCGGAGTTTAGCGGAACACTTCCAGATGATGTCCTTACACCACCCGCAGAATTCAACTGGGAGGAAAGCCCGTACAATTCGGATGTATGGTATCCACTGCTTGATAACGTCCTTGATGGGCTGCAGAACGGTGGAACGGGTCTTGCCCCAGAAGTTGAGGCAGAGATCTGGAGCAGGGCTAAAAACAGAACAGCCATCGAGAATGATAAGGCTTTGCAAAATGTACGCGATACCTATGGGGCTAAAGGCTACGACCTTCCCCCAGGTGCATTAGCAAGTGCCGAGACTGAAATTCATAAAACTATTGTTCGTAGTGACACAGATCTTAGTTCAGATATTGCAGTGAAACAGGCAGAACTTGCCAAGGAACATACACAGTTTATTACAGAGAAGGGTATTAATCTTGAAGGCATTTTGAGAGATTTTCATAATACCCAAGCGAATAGAACTCTTGACGCTGCACGGGAACTTGCGAATGGTGGCATTGCTGTATTTAATGCGAAAGTAGCTGCTTTTTCTGTGAGAATCGAAAGGTACAAGGCTGAGGCTATTGCCTATGACTCAAGGGTTAAGGCTGCACTTACCGAAATTGAGATATTTAAGGGTATGGTTGAGTCGGCAAAGGTTTCTTCGGACATACAGAAAAATCTGGTGGACATTTATGAGGCGCAGATATCGGCCCTTGATACTCGTGTGAAGATGTATGCAACACAGATGGAGAGTGTGAAAATAGCAGCTGAAATAGAGCAGACAAAGCTTGAGACTTTCAAGCTTGAGACTGAGGCCTATATTGCTCGTATGCAGGGTGAAAAGATAAAATTTGATCTGTACGGCACTGAGGTTGAAGCGGAAAAGGTAAAGGCTCAGACATATGCGGAACAAGTGAGATCTTTTGTCGCAGAGGTTGAGGCGAAGAGGACAGAGTCTGATCTGAATATCGCAAAACTTGACACTGTCCTAAAATCTAATCAGCTACTCATTGAAGGCTACAGAGGTGAGTTGAGCGGTTATGTGGCTGAAGTTGACGCTGCCAGTAAAAAGGTCAGTGCTGTGGTAAGTGGATTCACGGCAGAGGTTTCTGGTTACTCTGCGGAGACTGGGGCAATTGAGGCCATGTACAATGCCAAGGTCAAAGAGATCGAGGCCAGTATAAGCAGCTCTGGTTTTGAATTGCAAAAAGCTGTTGCCACTATAAATGCTACTACACAAGGTTATGTTTCTATTAACTCATTGAGAGAGAAAGGAACTGAGGGCATTATGAGTGTTGAGGCTCAACTTGCTGCAGCAGCCATGAATGCTGTCAATACGTCAGCATCTCTTGGTACAAGCTATGATGAGAGTTTTAGTAAGAGGTTGTCTCACAGTATGCAGCTGGGTGAGTCGCATACTTATCAAGAGAAGTGATTTTAGTAAATTGTTGGGTATATTCAAATGCTGGACTAAATGGGAATATGTAATATACTGAATTAACCAAAATTAATAATTCTGTCTACCTGGCTGATCACCGGCAGTGATAGAAGCAATATTCAAGGCACTTGTATGGGAGCTTCCCGCACAAGTGCCTTTTTTTTTGCAAAATGGAGATATGTCATGGCTGAGAAAGAAAAGAGAAAACGTGAACCAAATTTTACGCCTGTGAGTAGTGAAGATTATGCCGCTATTCGTTCAGGAAAAAAACCGGTCGGATTTGGTGCTAGGGCAAAACAGATCCAAGCTGCGCAACCATCTGTCTCACAAATAGCAGATACTGCCAATAAGACTCTCGTTGATCCTCTGTTGGAACCGGTTAAGAGCGCAGGCAGAGCATTTTTTAAAGGGACTGGAATTGAAGAAGATTTCAACAGAAATAATGAAACCCGAAGACAAAGGTCACAACCGGAACGTGGAGCCATAACAGTTGGTGAGGCGAGTAAATTGGAATCACCAATACCTTTTGTTGGTGGAGCAAGACCGGTGCCGGTTGTGCAGGGCACGCAGTCAGTAGCGCAACCTGTTATCGAGCAAGGGGAAAATAAAACTTCACTTACCGGAAACAATGTCAGTGGACCTGAAATAGTACAGGACGTAGCCGATAATGGTGACAAAACGTATTCATTAACTCAGGACGATGGTGGCTATGGAACTATGACTGTCCATGGTAACGATCGTTCGACAGGATTTGGAGCTGTGCGGCAATCTCCAGCGCAAAAGGAAGCACAGGCCATGACAGAAAGGTTTCAATCTGCCGTGCAACGTACTCCTGAAGGTGATGAGGCTCGTAGACAGCAACATGCCGAGTGGCTTGGTAGGCAATCTGGCGGGGCTGTTGGTGGGGCGAGGGCAAGAGAAGAGTATTTGAGAAGAAAAGAAGGTCTTGAAAAAGAAAAAGTTAGGACAGACCGGGAGTCGTCACTTGCGAATCGGGAAATCGATGTTCAGGAAGGTGAAATCAAACAGAATGCTGATGCAGCTGCCGCCACAGAGGCAGGGATAAACAGCAGGTTCGACAAAGAGATTGAGTATAAAAAATCAACAGCATCAAGTAATTCTGCAACGCTGTCACCAGCGGCTCAATTAAAAGGCCGGATGGCGATTAGGAAGCAACATCAATCCTACGCCAAAGATCAACTTGGGCAGGAGGTGTTAAACTTTGAGGATTGGCTCGGGACTGTGTATTCACCGGCTGACCTGAACGCTTATGGGCTTTCGGGTAGTGACATGAAAGGGCCATTAGCAGATTTGGAAGAAAATCCTGCACTTGCTTTACAATTTAAACAGAAATACGGATACCTACCACAAGGTTATTGATATGGCAGAAAATCATTTCGACAAGTTTGACGCTGAAGAAAAAAATGTGCCTCCTGTAAGTGAAGGGAATCACTTTGATCGCTTTGACCAATCAGCGACAGGAGCTCCCCGAGAATCAGCTGGTGCGAATGAGAATCAAGGAAGTGATTCTATTCCAGAAGATCGTGGAATAGTAGGTGATACAGTTTCTCACCTTGCCCGTGGTGGTGCCAATCTCGCTAAAATGGTTGGTGGAGCAATGCGAGTTGCTGACTTAAACCCTGATGACAATGACGGGTTTATGGATCGTGCAGGACAAAAGCTCATAGACATGGGGGAAAGCGCACCGAAACACGCCAAAATATTCAGGCCGGATCAACGTGAGGCACAGGGAGAGGAAGGTTTTGCTAAGAGAACCTACGGCATGGCTCTTGAATCTGCCCCTGCTTCTCTCACTCCCATGGCTACCGCTGCCGTTGGTGCAGGCATAGGATCTTTTGCCGGTCCGGTAGGGACGGTTGTCGGTGGTGGCCTTGGTCTTCTTGGCGGTATTATTGGAACCTTTGGTATGGGAACATACAACGAGGCCAGAACGACTGCTCTTAAACATTTAAAGAAAACTCGCCCTGAACTATCAAAGAACGAAGTAACACAGATGGCCCACGACAACGGCATGAGCCATGCTCTGTATGAAGTTGGAACAGAAGCCCTTGGAGACATTGCGGCAATGGCTACTTTTGGCATGGGGAAAGTCTTTTTCCATACCGCTAAGAATGGCGTGAAAGCGACTCTCAAAGGGGTGCTTGCGGGTGGACCTAAAGAATTTTCTAAGAAGTTTGCCAAAGCCTATGTAACAGATATGCCTTTCGAGGCCGGTTCAGAGATTCTTGCGTATTATGGTCAATCTAAAGCAGACGAAAAGATAGGAATTGGTGAAGGTGCCACAGGGAAAGGGATGCTTGAAGCTGCTGGAACTGCAGCTTGGATGAGTGGTATTCTTGGTGGTGGTATCAGTGGATATAACGCTGTTCAGAGCAGAAAGGTAATGAAGAGCCTGAACTCTGATGATGTCGTAATCAGGGAGAGAGCTGCCAACACCATTGCTGGAGATATCAGTAGGAACCTTGATGACAAAAAAATTGCAAAGCAATGGCGAGTCGAAGCACAAAATGCAATTGCCTCGGGGGAGAAGATCCCGCTTGACGAAAAGATTGTAGACTTTGGAAAAGAAAAGGTGGCAGAGGATAACGGGACAGCATCGTCCACGCAAGAAGTTCCCCCTCCGACAGACAGACAAGCCCCTCCAGATGTAGAGCAAAAACCCCAAGGCGTTATTGCAAAGGCTGCAGACAAGGCACCTGTTCAGGCCGATAGCAATTCAGGGGCTGAAGCACCAGGATTTGGCGCTATACCTGGTAATGTACCCCCTGAAGGCGAAGAACAAAAAACAATTTTCAAGGCGATTAATGCAGTTCCAGAAGAAACATTTGAAACTATTGTAAAAACAAAAGGACAAGATGAAACGACCACGCAAGCAAACCAGGAAGGAGAAGATCAAGGGCTGCAGAAAAACAAGGGAGAAGGTGAAGCCCAAGCAGAAATAGAAACTCACACCCTACCAGATGGAAGGCTTATTAATAAGCTTACTGGTGAAATAGTAGATCCTCCTAAAAAAACGATTGAGGAAGAGTACAACGAATATTCTCCGGATCTTCCCCCAACCGACAATATCCTGCCGGAAGGATTAACAGGAAAAGCCGCTGTCGATTTTGTTAAGGCGAAGAGTGAAGGGCTTGATGATCAGGGTGCCGAGAATTACGCACGGTTAAATAATGGTACACCGAAGAAAGGAGAACAGGGTGAAGAAAAGATACAGCAAAATGTGGATGGAGTTTCTAGTGAACCTGCAGCAGTCAAAGAAGAAAGTAAAACTACTGAGAGATCAGCAGGGGAAACCAAGCGGGTTGAGGTTGTAAATAACAGCAAGTCTGTTGCTCATGGCCAGGAAGTAGATACCGCTCCGAGTGAGAAACAGAAAGAGGCTGAGAATTACAAGAAGGGGCATGTTCGTCTTGACGGTATGGATATAACCATTGAGAACCCTGCCGGTTCTACCAGGTCAGGAACTGACCAAACCGGCAATGAATGGTCGCAGAAACTGAAACATGACTACGGTTATGTGAAAGGTTCTGTCGGCTATGACAAAGATCATGTCGATGTCTTCTTTGCAAATGGATATACGGGTGGTGCCGGAAAAGTTCACATTGTAAATCAACACAATCAGGATGGCTCTTTTGATGAGCACAAAGTCGTGATTGGAGCCAGGACAAAAGGTGCTGCCAGGCAAACCTATCTGTCCAACTACGAAAAAGGCTGGAAAGGTGGCAAGTCTGTGGTGGAAATGCCCATGGACGAGTTCAAACAATGGGTAAAAGGTGAAGGGCCGAGTAAGGGCAAGCTTGTTACTGATGGTACTGAGAAAACTGGTGGTAGTACGGGGAGTAATGGGAGCAACCCCGATACTGTAAATAATCCACCTACTCAGGACATCATCGAGCACACTACCAAAAAGGGCAAGGTCATAAAGGGCATTGTCCTGACAGATATTACCATGGGGGAAGCAAAGGAAATCGACAAGTACACTTTCAGGAAGGATGGTGGCTTCTTCATTAGGGAAAAACATCTAAAGGTAGAAGAAAAAGTATTAGAGCAAACTTCCGCCAAAATTGACGAGGAAAAGCCTGAAACTGTCAAAAGTGATGAGCCAGACAAGCCCAAAGCTAACAAGCTCACTCCAAGGCAAAAAGAAGCAATGGAGTGGTTTAACGCTGGGCAGTCCGTTGGTGAAGAAGGGATGAACAAAGGGGTTGATGGCTACAAAGGCAGAATTCGCCCAGCAATCCTGAAGAAACTGGAAGAGAAAGGGTTGATTGAGTTCCTTGGTGGCTTCGATGAATGGTATTCCGTTGAAGTTATCGAACGGGACAATATGAGGGAAACAGAAGCCAATCTTTTGGAACGGCAACAGAAGAAGTCTAAAGAAAAAAGAAAAAAAGGAGAACAAGATGGGATTCGGGGCGATGTTGAAAAATCTGGCAACGGGGACAACGGAAGCGGAACGGCAGGAAATGAAGGAATTACTGACAAAGACTCCGGACGCACAAGCGGCAATGGACAGGTTGCCCAAGGAACAGCCGACCAAACCCCAGCCGAAGAAAAAGAAGAAGGAGCGATTCGGAGCGGTGGAGCTATCAGCAGTTCAGAGAAGGAATCAGGCAACGAAGGAGTCTCTGGATTATTAAAAACTGTCGATAATGAAAAATCTGCATACGGGAAAAACAATACTCTTGTTTCCAAGAGCAGAGCTGACGAGATCCGGGCAAAACTGAAAGAAAAGTTGAATCAGCTTTCTTCTGGTATTGACCCTGAAATGATTTCCCTTGGTACCGAGCTCGCTGTTTTCCATATTGAGGCCGGAGCCCGGAAGTTTACAGATTTTTCCAAGGCCATGATTAATGATCTTGGTGATAAGATAAAGCCTTTCCTCCGTTCTTTTTATGAGGGTGCCAGGTATTATCCTGGTCTTGACAATAAAGGGATGAGTGGCGCTGAAGAAATTGAAAGTGCAAGTACCTCTGATGTTACCGACAAGAATGTCGGAGACAAAACTGAGAAAGACAAAGTAGACGGGTCGATAGGTTTAAACCCTGATGGTCAAAATGTCTTTATTGATAAGAACGGGAACCGGCAACATGAAGATGGTACTTTCCTTGTCGGATCGTCTGTTGCGATTGATCTTGCGGGTAATGGGATTGTAGTTAAATCTCCCCAAATGCTTTTTGAGAGGGGTGATACTCAATTTCTTACCGTTGAGGAAGTCGCTGAGTTTAAAAATGCGGAAACTGGACAAACAAAGCCTGAAAGTGGTACAATAGAGGCAGGAGGAAAGAAAAATGAGCCAATACTCGCAGATGTCCAGGGAGTTTCTGAAGACAAACAATCCGGAAGAACTGGAAAGATTAAAGACGGAAGGCAAACTTCAGGAGTTCGAGAAGGATCTGACGGAACTGTACGAGGACCAGGAACAGACAATAATCGGACAGATGACAAAGGAACTTCCGGAAAATTACGAGGACAGGGCAGTAAGTCTGAAACAAGCAAAGATGGTAGCAAGGGAGCAGTCGAGAGCAGACATGAGGGAGTTTCTGCAAGGCCTGTAGACTACCATATCACCGATTCTGATTCTCTTGGTTCTGGCGGTGCGACTACCAAAGCCAGAGCAAACATCAAAGCAATCAGAATTCTCAAGAACATCCAAAAAGAAAAACGTCCAGCCACACCCGAAGAACAGAAGGCACTCGTCAAATATGTTGGGTGGGGCTCTTCTGAACTCGCTAACGGAATTTTTCCCGTAAAAAAATGGAGCCATGACTCCAGGAAGTTAGAGCCCACATATAAAAAAGGTTGGGCTACCATGGGTAAGGAACTTGAAACACTCCTTACAAAAGAAGAATACGCAGACGCCAAGCGTTCAACTCTGAATGCTCATTACACTTCCAAAGAAGTTATTGACGGTATGTACTCAGCCCTTGAGCAGTTTGGTTACAAGGGTGGCGGCAGGGCCATTGAACCCGGTAGTGGTGTCGGCCATTTTGTCGGGCTCCTTCCTGAAAACATGCCTGATACCCAGTTTACAACTATCGAAATGGATTCGATTTCTGCTGGAATAGCAGAGGCACTCTATCCAAATCACGATATCCGCAATCAAGATTATTCAAAGTTTAAAGCACCTAAAAACTTTTTCGATTTTGCAATCGGCAATCCTCCTTTTGACAGTATCCCCGTGACCACAGACAAGGAGTATGCAAAGCACAAGTTTGCACTCCATGACTTTTTCTTTGCTAAAACCATTGACCGGGTTCGGCCTGGTGGTGTGATGATGCTTGTTACCAGCAGGTACACAATGGACAAGTCCGGAGATAAGGCTCGTCATTATCTTAGTCAACGAGCTGATTTCCTTGGTGCGATCAGATTACCACAAACAGCTTTCAAAAAAAATGCAGGGACCGACGTTGTTACTGATGTAATTTTCCTTCAAAAGCGAGAAGAAGGGAAAGCGAAAGGCGGTTTACCGTGGAATAGCCTCAAAACGATCAAGGCGAAGGATAAGAACAAGAATACTCATGAATTTAGTATCAACGAATACTTTGCGGATAATCCTGAAATGGTACTTGGCTCTCATGCGGCAGAAGGCAGTATGTATAGTGGCAACGAGTACACAGTGAAACCAAAACAGGGCGAAATCGGAGAACACTTCTCTAAAGCAGTTCAAAACCTCCCCAAAGATATCTATGAGCAGGGTGAAACAGTAACGGATCAGGAAGTCGCTGAAATTGAATTTGCACCTGACATTATAAAGGAAGGTGCTTTTTTCCTCGATGCAAAAGGAAACGTTCTCCTTAAAGAGGATGGTGTCGGCCAAGCTGTGTCAACGGCAAAAGGGAAGAAGAAGGCTCTTATTAAAAACTTCATAACACTTCGTGATGCGGTACGTGAAGTGCTTTATGTTCAGCTCTCTGAAACTGGTAGCTTGAAAGCTGCCCAGAGAAACCTAAACAAAGCATACAACGGTTTTGTTGAAAAGCATGGCCCAATTAACAAGGCCACAAAAGTTACCAGGACATTGAACGATGGTGCCGAATCAATCAGCTATCGTTATCCGAATTTCCAGCCTTTCAGCATGGACCCAGATTCTTACCGGGTCGCTGCAATAGAGATTTATGACCTTGAAACTGGAAAAACAAAGAAGGCTGATATCTTCACCGAGCGTGTCATATCCCCTGCAGTAGAGCCTAAAGTCGAATCGTTGACAGATGCTCTCCATGTAAGCATGTATCAGAATGGTAGGGTTGATATTCCGGCAATTGCAGGACTTATGGACGTATCAGAACAAGAGGCGATTGATGGCCTTGGTGATGCAATCTTTCACGATCCTGATGGCAGAAAGTGGGTGACGGATGATGAATATCTTTCCGGGAATGTAAGAGAGAAGTTGGTAAACGCCAAAGATGCGGCAGAGGTTGATAAAAAATATAAGCGTAACGTAAAGGCTCTTGAATCTGTCCAACCGGAAGACTTGCCTGCATCCAGGGTAACTATTTCTCTTGGTATGCCCATTATCAACAAAAAATATATTGAAAAGTTTGCTTCGGAAGTTCTTGAAATGGATATTGCCGTTTCCCAGGCTCCCTTAACGAATGATTGGAAAGTCGTTGCTCACAGCGGTCAGGAAGCTGCAACGGCAACCAGTGATTACGGTACTCCTCGAAGAAACGCAGCAGCATTGCTTGACCACGCCCTTAACGGGAAATCTGTCACTGTCCGTGATCAAGATTCAGACGGGAAAACCTGGGTGAATAAAACTGCAACGGAAACAGCAAATGCAAAACTCCAGAAGTTAAAAACAAAATTCACCACCTGGATATGGGAAGATGCAACCAGGGCCGATAATCTCCTAAGAAGATACAACGACGAATATAATAATATCGTAAAGCGTGAATACGGGGGCGACCATATTAATGTTATGACCTTCCCCGGTCTGAGTAGTTCTATTAAACCATACGATCACCAGAAACGGGCGGCATGGCGTATTATCCAGAGTGGCAACACCTATATGGCTCACAGTGTTGGCGCAGGAAAGACAATTGCGTCAATCATTGCAGGGATGGAACAGAAGAGGCTTGGAATAAAGAAAAAGCCTGTTTGGGTTGTTCCTAATCACATGCTTAAACAATTCTCCAGTGAATTTCTTGAAACATATCCTGCAGCAAAGATCCTTGTAGCAGACGAGCAACAATTTACAGCGAAAAACCGTAACCGATTTATGGGCAAGGTCGCTGTTGAGAATTGGGACGCTATTATCATTACCCATTCAGCTTTCAAGAAAATTCCAATGTCTGCAGAGTTTCAGGCTCAGTTTATCGAAGAGCAGCTTGACGAGGTGGAAATCTTCATGCAGGAGGCAAAGGACGAAGGCGAGTATGCCAAAACAAAACAGATCGAACGCCAGAAAAAGAAATTACAGGCTCAACTTGAAAAGATAATGTCTGGCGCCGAAAAAGATAAAGGCGTGACATTTGAGGAAACTGGCATCGATCAAATATATGTTGATGAAGCTCAAGAGTACCGCAAGTTAAGTTTTGTAACCAAGAAAGGAGATTTGAAAGGTATTGATCCCAACGGGTCACAGCTTGCTTTCGATTTGTATACAAAAACTCAGTACCTTGAATCACAGACTCCTGGACGTTCACTTGTGCTGATGAGCGGTACACCAGTAACCAATACCCTTGGGGAAGTCTTTGCAATCCAGAGATTCTTGCAAGGTGACAAACTTAAAGACCTTGGAATTGATTACTTTGATGGCTGGGCGGCTACTTTTGGTGATACTGTCACGAATATTGAAGCCACACCAGCAGGGACGTATAAGCCTGTCACAAGGTTTGCTAAATTTAACAACATGGCAGCGCTTTCAAATATGTGGGCCGAGATTGGTGATTATGTCCATGCTAAGGACTTACATTATATTACTCGCCCAAGTGTTATTGGCGGGTCCAGGAATGTTGTTATTGGTGAATCTAGTTCTATCCAGAAAGCATACAAGAAAGCCCTCGGTGAGAGAATTAAAACTATTGAGGCCAGATCAGGCAAACCGGAAAAGGGCCAAGATATAATCCTTTCAGTTATTACCGATGGTAGACATGCCGCCATGGATGATAAATATATAGATCCAGCTGCTCCGGTCCGAGAAGATTCAAAAATGACAAAGATGCTCGGCAATATAGAAAAAATATGGCGTGATACTGCAGACAATAAATCGACACAGATGGTTTTTGCCGACCTTGGTATGCCAGGTTCCCTTGAAAAACGAGGGTTTTCTACATATCTCCACATTAAAGAGGAATTAATCAGAAGCGGCATTCCTGAAAACGAAATTGTTTTCATGCAGGATTACAAAAAATCAGACCAGAAGATAAAGCTCTACAAAGACCTTAATGCCGGGAAGGTTCGTATTATTATCGGCTCTTCTCAGTCCATGGGAACGGGTGTTAATGCTCAGAAACGCCTTGTTGCCCTCCATCATTTTGACCCAAACAGTTACTTGCCTTCTAATATTGAGCAGAGGGAAGGGCGTATAGTCAGACAGGGTAATACCAACGACAAAGTACATCTTTACGCTTACGTGACCAGGGGCAGCTATGACGAGACAATGTGGCAATTCCTGGAGACTAAGCAGAGGTTTATTGATCAATTCCTTTCCGGAAAGGTTGGCGATGATTCTGTCTCTGACATAGATGGCGCTTCCAATAGTTATGCAATGGCAAAGGCCATGTCTTCCGATAATCCGCTTATTCTTGAGATGGCAGGGGTGGAAAATGAATTAAACACCTTAAAGTCACTTTACACCGGGCATCTTGATTCGCAGCGAAGTTTAAGATTTGGAAAATCAAGAGCCCAGCGGGGAATCGAATCTAACGAAAAACTTGTAAAAAGGATCGAGGCGGCGCTCAAAAATCGTATACCGACAAAAGGAGATGCCTTTGGGATGAAGGTTGACGGTGTTGATTACTCTGACAGGAACAAAGCAGGTAAAGCGTTTATCCAAAGACAGATTGATATGATAGACGGTAAAATCAGGTTTAATGAAATGGTAAAACTTGGTGATATTGCAGGGTTTGGAGTTTGGGGAACTAATGTCGGGATGAAAGGCAGTTACGCCTCAAAAATAACTGTTGTTGATAAAGAATCTGGCCTTGTTGTCACTGACATTGCCTGGGCAACAAAACCAGAGCTCAAAGAGGCAAGTCCATCCGGAATAGTAAGGCAATTGGAGAACCAGGCGCAAGGACTTGATCGCAGGCTTGAACGTGTAAAAGAAGAAATTGAAAAGGATTATGGTGTGATCAAGGGCGCGGATGAGCGCATTGGTGCAAAGTTTGAGTATCAAGATACTCTGGAAGAGAAACAAAAACGCCTTGAAGAGATACAGGACGAACTTGAGAAGGCAGAGAACGACAACGCTGGACTGGATGACGATTCTGAGGTAAAACTTTCCATAGGTGAAAAAACAAAAGCAGTAAATATTCCGATAATTGGAGAAGATACCAGTGATGACGGACAAAGAGATGCGGAAACTCTTGAAAGAAGCATCAAAAAAGGACGCAAAAGGGCCGGTAAGGACACGGACAGAGGAAGAGGACATATCACGGCTGTCAACGTGCACCCTAAGCTTTCCGAAGGGCTGGAGAAAATCGCAAAAGTCTTCGGCAAAAGAGTAGTTTTTGTTAAAGATGGCGGTTCCGGACTTCTAAACAGTAGCGGTTATGCTATTGTCTCTGTTAATCCTGACGTTCTTTATATCAATACCGAGAACGACTACCTACCTACCACCGTTCTTGGCCACGAATTATTGCATCATCTTAGCAATGACAGGCCAGGGCTCTATAACACTTTTAAAAATGTTCTTTTTTCAGGCAACATCATTAATAAGGAAAAATGGAATGAATTTAAAAGTGACTACAATGACCGTCTTGCTAAAATCGGTTTTGCCCCGATATCTGAAAGCGGTATCCAAGAGGAGTATGTTGCAGATTTTCTAGGGGATCTTGTCTCTGATAAAACTTTCTGGAACCAGCTCGCAAAAGAAAATCCTGGAATTTTTAAACGGCTTGCAAAGGCCGTTATTAAATTTTTTGATAGCATTATTTCCAAATTCAAGACAACCATTCCTGGGGCAGAATCGGACAAATTCTTTAAGGACATGGTTTTTGCCCGTAAACTTGCTACTGCAGTTTTGGCTGATTACGCTGGTGGGGTTAACACTCCTAGCGACACATCAAATCCCAATATAAAGCATTCTTTACCAAAGAAAGAATCTGGTGGAGATAAAACTTTTAATCAGACTCTCGCAGAAGTTGCACCTGGAGCCGTGAAATATATAAAGGCTGAAAAGCCGGATATGAACTTTCTGGAGATTCTTTTCTCGACTCCTGAGTATGCTTTTAAGAAATTCGGTGCAGCCTGGCGTGTATTACAGGCCCAACTTGACAGAAGGGATCTGAAAAACGACCTTGAGAATGATATCCTTGGAGAAAACTACAAGGATAAAGATGGGAATCTTATTGAACAGGGAGAATTTTTTGATAAGTCCAATAAACTCAAGAAAGAGAACGTCGAATCCTATAATAAAGTTTCAGGGTATCTCGTTGGAGCAGATCAGACTGGTGACGGATATCGAATAAAGAATGAGCTTGAAGAATGGGTAGTAAAGGACCGGCAGAAAAAAGTTGTAGAACGTTTTAAAATAAGCGAGCATCCGGAAGGAGAGGCTGAAGCTCTTGCTGTTGAATCTATGCGGCAGCACGAAGCTGCTGACTTGAGAAGCGAGGGATTTAATGAAGAGGAGGTTCGGCTTGTTCTCCTTTCCAGGAAGCTGACAAACAGGGCTTTTGATCTACTGATTGCTGATTTGCGCAAAATTGAGCAGGAAGCAAAAGAGGCTGGGCTCCCGACTCCTGCGCTTGGTGAAATAGATGAAGCTGGCCGCTATGGTGTGTATAACGGTAAGAAGTTGATTGCAGCCTACGAAAGCCAGGAAGAGGCAGCAGACAGTTTAAGTAATGCGGCAAAGGTTATCTCCTATGCAATCTACTCTAAAAAAGGCGGTGCTGTTGTCCGTGGGGATTTTACACAGCGGGACAAAGCGGAAGCTTGGGCAGCAAAGAATGATATCGAAATTCGGGAGAAGGGTTCCTTCACCGTTAAGAGTAAGGGGAAATACACAAAACTTGAGATCCGGAAAAGAACTGATGATGAACTCCGGCCGCTTACTATTCAGGAAGCCATTGCCCAGATGAATGATCTTCGGGGTGTATTCTTTCCTCGTCTGCGTGAACCCGGCGCTTATGTGATGATTGCAAAAAAGGATGGTTCTAATCCTATTCGCGAACATTTTGATATAGCAGGGCTCGATGATACGAAAGGTTGGAAGGCTACCAGGCTCATTAAAAAAGCTATCAACTCAGGGACACCTGCAGGACGAAGAATTAAAGAGTTACGTTCCCAAGGATACGATGTAACGCTCAAAAAAGATGATTCGATTTCAGAAGATGTTTTTGACGCGACCAGACTGACCAGTTCCCTCGATGCAATCCTGCAGCAGGCCATGAGTGTTGCAGATAAAAACGACTCAGATCAACTGGAGATGGGGAAACAGATTAACAAAATTCTCACTCTGCAAGTTGCTGATATCTTCAAGGCCCGTGGTTACCTTTCCACACGTATGAAACGTACAGAAGAAGTATGGGAAGGGTATGAGGAAGATATGCAGAAAGCCCTTGTTCAGTACGGGCGTAATCTGGCGGCTGGTGTGGCCAAGCGTGATACAGCACAAAAGATGATCCTTGCCTTTACTGGAAAGGACTACAGCTGGAACGATTATAAAAATGATGTGGGTGAAGCGGCCGACTGGGACGAATACAGCAAGATCGTAGAGAAAAGACGTGTTGACCCGGGTAAACAGAAAGTTCTTTTCAGCCAGGTGCGAAAGTTCATCATAGATGTTTTACGCAATGATGAGCAGGCCGACAGGGTTATGGGATTCATGAAGGGGCTTGCTGCTGTAAAGTTCCTTGGCTTTCGTATCAGTTCTGCTGCAATCAATATGACAAATATGGTACAGGCTGTTCCTGCAACTATTTCGGCTAACACCGATGACTCCATCCTGAAGTCGCTGAACCGTGTGAAACATGCTGTTACTGTCTACACGCAATACAGAACCAAAAAAGGGAAGATATCAGAAACGGACAGAGATATTTTTCAGGATATCACAAGCAGGGGATGGGACCAGGCGCAATATAATATGGAACTGGCTTCTGCTTTGAAATCTAAACTTGGTGACCGGTGGGCGAAATTCACCGACGCATCTATGTTTCTATTTGGTGCCGCAGAAAAGGTGAACCGGGCAACAACCATCTTTGCAGCCTATAAGGCTGTAGAGAAGCAGCGTCCGAATATGTCGCATGATGATATTATGGCAGAAGCCAAGTATATCAGTGATCGGGCTCATGGCGTGTATGGCAAAGAAACTATGCCTGCATGGGCAAGGGGAGCATATAACCCCATGAAACTTGCTTACACATTCCAGAAGTTTTCCCATAACTATATGCTGAATATGCTGGAAATGGGATTTAGCAAACAGGATTGGAAGGCTGTAAGTTATATGCTGCTCTCTCCTGCTATCCTTGGTGGTACCGGTGCGACATTGGCAACGCCCATGATAGCAGCAATGGCCTCGGCACTTGGTATAGGTGGTGATGATCCTGAAGAAGCGTTTTACTCCTGGGTAGAAGAAACCTTTGGAAGTGATCGCATGGCAAGGCATGGTTTGCCGGGGATGGCAGGGGTGAACTTTAAAGGGTCCCTGCAGATGCACAACCCTATGCCTCGTAAGTTGAGCGAGATCGGTGGAGCACCACAAGGAGTTTTGACAGATCTTTGGAAAGGCTCTAAACACTTTCTTGATGGTAAAATCTATAAGGGGTTTGAATCCATGGCTCCAACAGCCTTTGGCAATATGTCAAAAGCTGTCAGGGAGAGCAGGGAAGGTGTGACCACAGGCTCTTACTCTTCAGTGTATTATGGTAACGAACCATTAAAAGCTAACACATTGGACGCTGTTGTCAGGTTTCTTTCGTTTAATCCTTCACGACTTTCAGGAATACGTGAGAAGCAGTGGAGTGAGAAAAAGGTTTATAAGAAGTATCAAGAGCGCAGAAAAAAAATAAACTCCAGAATCAAAAAAGAATGGCTGCAGTCCAATGGGGATATCCCGGATAAAGTCTGGGGTGAGATATGGAAAGAAGTGTTCCGCTACAATGATCTGGTACGTGGATCAGGGCGCAGTGATATCAGTCCTATTACAGCAAGAAGTATCAGAAACCTTATCCGTAGATCACTGCGAGCCCCAAAGCGTGAGCGTTTGAGGATGGCTGTATGATTAAAAGCATTTGTATCGTAGCGAATATATGATACTATAGCCAAAACAATAAAATAGAATTTTGCCCATGGTGACTGATCATCACCTGCGCAGACTTAATTAAGGCCGCTTGTATGGAAGCTTTTCCATATTTGCGGCCTTTTTTTTTGGGAAAAATATGGCAGCTCCATCATACACCACTGACCTTGTTACTCTCGCTATAGGTGATCTTGGCACTGAATCATGGGACGAATCATCAAACGCCGCATATGATGATGGTGGTGCGATGGTTGATGATAGTAACCTTTATTATAACGGTTCGTCTTGTGTCTCAGCACAGTTCACTAAGGATGGTATAGCCACTATCCTTATGGATTATGGTTCTGGAGTTACAATACCTGCTGATGGTGCAGTCTTGATTCATCATCTTTGGGCTGCTCCACCAGCTCTTGCGACTCTTGCGCTTGGTGGTGTTCGTATAATGGTTGGTGATAGCCTTGGTGATTTATACGGTTGGCCTTGTTCTGGCTCTGATGCCCCTCCATCCCCTCGCGGTGGTTGGGCAAACTATGCAATAAATCCTGCTATCGGTTCTCCGGTTTACACTGTTGGGACTCCTACTGGAGCATACAGCGTGTTTGGAATTGCCGTATCGGCAACAGCCCAGGCCCGTGGTAATCCAAATGCCTGCAATGCTGTGCGCTATGGCAGATGCACATCAATCTACGAACATGGCGAAGCAGCCAATTACGCCACTTTTGCAGGGTATGCTGCCATAGACAGTCTTTCGGCAAACAAGTGGAATCTCCTTGACCCGGTAAAAGGCGGCTACGAGCATCAAGGCCTGATGTCCCTTGGCACCGCCACCAATGCTGTTGATTTCAGGGATGCAAATGTAAATATTTCCATTGCTGATACCATTAATGTGACTGCGGCGTTTAATAGGGTTGAGGTGAACAACGCCTCTTCCAATATTGAATGGACAGCTGTTTCAATCTCTGCCCTGGGGACGACATCAAAGGGAAATTTTGTGGCCGTGGACAATGCGACCATAGTCAAGACCTCCTGTACCTTTACTGATATGGACTCGTTTACCTATCAGACCAACTCTACCATTCTTTCTACCACCCATCGCCGTTGCGGATTAATCACTCAGGGCGGGGCCACCATGACATCTGGCACCGTTGACAAACCAAGCGGATCTGTGGGGATGCTGGCCAGTAGTCTGAACGCTGTCACAAAATACACTTTCAATTCTGATGGCACAGGACATGCGGTTGATCTTGGCACTGTATCAGGAAACACATCTGTTACCTGGGACAACAGCGACAATGGGTACACCGATGCGTCGTCTGGAAATGAGACGATTGTTGTCAGTGTTGATAATGGAATCACTTTGACAATCAATGTTGCGGAAGGTGCTAGTACCCCATCAGTTTATAACACTGGGACGGGAACGGTGGATGTCGTCTCCGGCTTGGTAACTATTACGATCTCATCACCGGTCAGTTTGGTTGGTGCCGAGGTGCGACTATACGACATGGACAATATCCCGGATGGAAGCCTTGGGACTGAATTGTCTGGCGTAGAATCCCACACATCAGCAACTTACACATACTCAGGTTCTGGAGGTAATCTTATTTGGATACAAATCATGTTAGACGGTTACGAGGAATTTGGGCAGCAATACACGATGCCAGCATCTGACACTACTTTTACGGCACTTTTAAATCTTGACTTAAACAAATAGGAGTAAAAAATGGGCGTTATAATCGACCACACAAATTACCATCTCTACCTTAAGCAATCAACGCAACCGAGATCAGGGACCCCTGACGGTAACTGGTATTACGACAAGGCAAACGATATCATCGAGCTTATTGGTGTTGATGAGTTAGCAACGTTTGACCACACTGGAATGGGCGGTGGCGCATCAGATGCTAATCAGCTTACAAACGCTGATGGTATCACTCTGCGTGGAATGTATAACTTTGATAACCAGGAGCGTGTAATTGATGAAACATTGCGCCAATTTCTTCGTGGTACCAGTGGTACTTATCGATTTGCTGGTGCTTTCAACTTTATCAATGGCGTTAAACTTGATGACACTGTCCTTGGAGATGGCTCTACCGACAGGAATAAGATTCGTGGTTCTGGATGGATTGAATATGCAGACACCCAGAATGGTAAGACTGATGTTGATCGTATTTATCACGGTATGCTTTCCCTTGTAGAAATTCAAGCGACTACAGTATCAAGGGTTGCCCTTGTTGCCAATATTCTTGAGGCTACATTGCAAGCGGCTACATGGCTTGACTTTAACCGTCAAGGGCCAATAGATGAAGCAATCCAAGTTTACGGTGATACTACTTATGGTGATGCTACCGCTGGTGACTTTGATGACACATCATCTATCGCTGTTATTCGTACTCGTAGTTGGGGGTACAACCCTGGAGAGACAACATCAACACTTACCAAGATCACAGAGTTTTCTGGTTTCTCTGCCGGTTATGGTGTGGGCGAATCTCTTAACCCTGCAAACACATATACCCTCGCAGATGTCTTTGGTGGCGCACAGATTGCACCATGGACGGGTATGTCGCTCGTTAAAGATACCCCGACAACAAAAACAGGGTTTAATGAGGCTGATGGTGATTTTACTTGGATCTTGCTGAACACTGGCGGTGGTACTGCGAAAGAGTGTGCAGCATTTCTTGATGCTCTTACCCTGCAAAACTTAGACATTGATGACGGTACTGGTTCTTACGATGGGCAGAAAGGTAGAGTTTGGTATCAAAGAGATGCTGATGGCCTTATCGTCACAATATCAGCAGAAGGTGAGGGCCTATTTATTGATGGGCTATCGACTGCTGAAAAACAGAATGTCATTCTTACTGATGATGCTGCTTCCGAAAAAACATACCCATTCTTTCCAGAAGGAAAAATAGATCCAGGCGCTCCAGCCATTGCTGACGCCAATGCTTGGTTTCAGGTCTATTATACTGATGGTGCTGCTGATGCTGACTTTGACAAAGCTGGTGCTGTAACCGTAAGGGACTCTGGCGGTAGTGACGTAAAAGGCAATGTGTTAGCCGAGCAGGTTGGCGGATATATTAGTTTTCCATATGCCTACGATACAGATACCGACGCAGGACTGTCTGCCGGGGTAGATAAGGAAATGGTTTGCGTGGTTGAGGGTAAAGGCGGTGCGGCACAGGCCATCACCTATTTCACAATGAAACGTGAAACAACAATAGCCATTCCCTGCGCTCCTCTGGCTGATTTGAACGCTTAACAATGAGCGTTGCAGTCCCAGTAGTAGAATCATACGATGGCGCAGCGAGGCGCATCTATCTCAAACAAGGGGTGGATGCGTTCCACTGGGTAGAAGATATTTATCGTGAATACATCAATGAACGTGCCACTGTTGAGGATTATCAGAAGTGGTTCCCTATGTTGAAGTGTTCCGGGAACGAACCTAAAGGTGGGGGAAAATTCACCCCTAGGTATGTAACCATGATTAATGGTTGCAGGGTGATTCCATACGATGAAAACATTCTCATAACTGTCACGGGCGAAGCGATCACTGATAACGCAGACGTTGACCCTGATCCTTTTGATACTTCTTCAAGAACCCAACCGTTAAAACTCTACATAACCCCACCAGCTGCCGAGATCGTAAGAGATGTTGAAGCACTTGAGGCCATCGAGGCCATGTCGTTCGACAGGTGTGTCACTATTGATATTCATCACGGACTATCAGGCACAGCATACCCGGCAGGAAATACTGAATACTTTTCAAACAACATGACTGACGGCCTCCAGATAGCGATCAATCGGAGGATCCACAAATTCTGTATTCAGCACGACATTGAACTTGGTGCTGAATCACAGGTGCCTAGCTACAAATTCGAGGGCCTTGATGCCCTGAACACTTTAATCAATGTCCTTGATGCTGCTGATGTCGCAGGGTGTCAATTCGCGAAGGTAACTTTGTCTGGAATACTTGATGGGCTTGCCCTTGTTGAAGACTCCAGACTGTTGAACGTAAATAGCATAAACGGCATTGCACACAACTGCCAAGTTGAACCAGGAACCTTGGTCTTGGCTCCTGGGGTATTCCATCTCCTTGATAGTAACTCAGGGCTTCCTGGGCTTGATGCTCCTCATATTGATTTTGACGGATCAGGGGCAAGTTTTGGGGCAAGGGGATTTGATGGTGGTTTAGTTCTTGAGAACAAGAATGGACCAGAGGCTGCGAGTATAGATCTTGCTTCCGGCCAAGTCAAAATAGACATGGCCACTGTTACCAACGGTACCATTGTTATTCGTGGTGATGGGAAATGTGTTGACTTGGCGACTGGTGAGCATATCTGGACCGGAGTTTACGGAGACTTAATCATTGTAAATGAGACAAACTCTCCAGACTCCATCTCAAGGGCAGTTTGGTCAACAGAGATCGAGACAGGGTACATTGCTGCAGAGATTCTTAGGCTGATGTCGGCTGCACTTGCCGGTCAAATTTCAGGAGCAGCAGGGACAGAGATAATAATAAAAGACATCAATGGCCTTGTGAACAGGATAACGGCAACAGTTGATGAGAACGGTAACCGGTCATCGCTTGTTCTGGATGTTGACTGATGTTCCCTGGTAGATATTTCGGAAAAAGGTATTTCCCAGGAAAGTACTTCCCACCAAACGGTGTGGTTGCAAAAATTCTGGTCACGTTGTCAGGGCCTATAAAAAAAGCAGCTCACGTTCTGGCCTTCATCAAAAAACTGCCAGAAAAAGGGTTCAAGCGATGAAAAGAGAGATGCCTGTTGTCCAGGTGAAAAAAGATGCGCCTGTTAACAATGTTAAACATTTGACAACATTGTTAACCATCCAGAAAGAGCAGCCAGTTTTGGCGTTTAAGGAGGTTAGGCCATGGGCTTAACAGCAACAGAAAAGCAAGGGTTTGAATCATATTTTATTCATGGTGATTTTTCCGAAGTAATGGAAACCGGCGAAACGATTGATGTCGGGAATTCCACTGTCACTGTTCTTGATGCTGGAGAATATGACATTAGCACCAATCCTCCTACTGAGATCACTGCTCCAGAAGATGCGACAGACACAGTAACTGACCAGGGTACCATTGCTGCTGACGGGATGAAACTAAAAGTAAGGATAAGAGGTGGTGATGAGGCTGGTAGCCCGTACCATATAACATTTAGAATTGTCACGTCCATTGGGAATAAGTGGGAAGTTGACGGCCAGATAAAGATCAAGGAGAAGTAATGAACATCCCACCGTGGCTAATAGAGCTAACCCTTATTGGAATTGGAGTTTTCGTCTTTTATCTGTACAGACGTAATGACCAAATCCTTGAGAAAAACAAGGCAGAGGCAGCAACTCTTATCGCTGAAAATAAAGCAGCCGATGCAGAGGCGAGAAAGGAGATAAGGGAAGAGATGAAAGAACTAAAAGCGGAACTTCATTCCAGGGTTAGTAACTCTGAAGAAAAACTCCTGGCAGCAATAGAAAAGATACCTGACAATATGGTATCGACAGTGCGCTGTGATGGGGATCAGAAGGTCTGGGGTGTTCGTTTTGAGAGTCTTGTGAAATCTATTGAGGTTGCTGGTGAGACAAGGGCAAAAGCCGATTTGGCGACTCATTCAGCATTTGAAGAAACATTACTTAAAGTGGTCACCGAGGTTAAGCAACTCGCTGACTGTGTAACTAATTTAGCAAATAAAAAGGAGTGTTGATTATGTGGAAAAGAATTTGTTACCTGATGGTTTGTTTGAGTCTATTCGGGTTGAGTGGATGTGGAAGCATGTTTTCTTCACGGGGTGCTGAGAACACTATGGTGGTAGCTTCTCCAGCCTTTGAAGGGTTGAACGAAAACCAGGAAGCATTTGGTTACCTATCTGATGAGTTTAGAGAGAATAACTCATTTACCGACAAAGAAAGTCAAACCCTTATCCAAGCTGAAGGTGCTTTACTAAGTGAGTTTACTTATCTCCAAGAGATAACCACAGTAGCAGGGTCTGTTCCATATTATGAATATGTTGCGGCCTATAAACGGATTAAGCGTAACGTTAAAATCATGGGAACAATCCTTGATGCTTATATCCAAAAGTACCCACGATCCACTCAGATTATTTACTCAATGACAAGAGGAAACATTGCTTATCTATTCCATGTCATGAATACGTCCATATACACTGCTGACGAAGAAATTTCAGGTAGAGAAGCGTCTACTGTGGTAACTCAGTTCTCGCAACTCTATAAAGCAGTAAAGCCCTTGATATCAACGGCTACTGTTGCTGCTACTGTTCTGTAGGTGAGTTATGAAAACAATACTTTCAATTATCATATTTGTTTTTATCCATAGCGGGGCATTTGCTGCTGTAGTCTGCATAGATTCCAGCAAGGCTATAACCCTACTTCCCGAACTACTGAGCGAAATTGCCTCTGATGAATGCGGTGGTACTACTGTTCCTATTCCCCCTGTCATCATCACACCCACGGCGGAAAAACCTGTTAAGTATTTGACAGATTATAAATGGGAAGACAGTAATGAAGTGGTGCCAGGGAAGGCTATACTCCTCCCACCAAAATCATTAACAGGGAGTATCTTACGAACGTCTGTCAATGATGAGGAGATGAAGTTCCACTCTGTTTGGAGAAGTGGTGTAGAAATATGGTATGCCACTCACAATATTGCCCATTATGGAAAGGCAAGTCTTGAGGTAGAAACAACCGAGACAATATACAGAACAAAGTCGGATGATCCTCCTCCAGCTTCTGCAAGAGAAGAGTTAATATACTGGGGTAGACATAATGGGGATCGCCCTACGTGGTACGGTAATCCTATAACTAAGCGAATGGATAAGTATCCAAGTGTACTTCGTGTGATTGTTCCAGGATGCCTTGATACGACAATAACTCATGACGGGAGACGTAAGGTAGAGGGTGGCCTGATTGTAAAGCAGAGTGACGTTCCAGGTAGAGGGTTAGCCGTCATCTATAGCTCATCATGCAAATCTAAGAAAGCGTACTTGGACTATTGATATGAAGTCACTTATTACCATCCCCTTACTGATCATATTGGCCATAGGTGTCATACTCATTGCTGTAGTGTTTAAGCTTGTTGACTGGGGAGTTGAAGCATGAAATTAAAGTTTATTACTTATCGTGGAGTTCGCTACCTAGCCCCAACGCCATTTGACTTCTGTTATGAAGAAATAGAGGACTATGAGTCCTTCTGTGGAGCTGGCAAGGGTATAGGAGACCGTGCCGTGCCTGAGAACATTGGCGGCAAGAAGTGTTCTCACATCTGCCACATACATGACTTTTGCTGGTTCATAGCAATGAACTCAGTCCTTGATTTTATGATAAGTAATGCTGTTTTTATGTACAACTTCACAGTGTACCTTTTCCATAAAGTTGGTTTTTTCACTGGGGCATGGATGGTGGCCAAGGTCCTGCTGTACGTGGGATCAGTGTCCACTGTCGGGTATAGGATATTTAAGAATTTGAAACGGGAACAGTATGAAGATTTTGAAAATTTTAAGAAGTCTTTTGCCTCAACGGGGAGCTAAGGTTATTCCAGCTGTTGAGATGAAATTGCGTATAAAGGACATGGAAGAGCGCATTGCTCTCAGTAAAAATAAAAAAAAGGATAATGATAATGGTAAGAGCAAAATTTAAGGTTGGTATTGTGAGTCACCTTGAGCATGGTGGTGAGGTTGTCCTGGAGGCGGTTACTTGCGGTTCAGAAGAAAATAAAAAATTCTGGAAATATACTCCTGCAGGACATTTAAAAATGCATATCGATAATCCAGAGGCTATGGCACAATTCAAGCCCGGGCAGGAATTTTATCTTGACCTGACACCAGCTCCTATCGGTGACTGAAATGACAGATGGTGAGGGATTCTTCAAAGATGCCTTAATGCGAACCCTGGACATTGAGGGACTCTACTCAGACAACCCTCTTGACCCAGGAGGCGAAACCTTTATGGGGATCTCCAGGTATTGGCATCCTTCATGGATAGGGTGGGAAGTGCTCGACATATATGGCTACAGCGTTCTTCCTGAAGGTATGCGAGCAAACTTGCACCGCATGGTAGAAGATTTCTATAAATTTAATTTCTGGGATCGCCTGCAGGGGGAGAAACTTGCTAAGTTTTCTGAAGCTATTGCGGAAAAAGTTTTCGATACAGCGGTGAATCTATCTGTAACTGACTCAATAAAATGGCTACAGGAAGCGCTTAATCTTTTAAACCGCAATACAGAATCATACCCTGACATGGTAGTTGATGGTCGTATCGGGAAAATAACAGTAGGCACCTTGGAAAGATATTTAATCACTCGCCCAGGATCCCCAGAGCAAAATGAAAATCGATTATTGAAGGTGTTTGGTATTTTACAGGGCTATCACTATGTTCAAGAAATGAGAAAGTACCCTGAGAAGGAAATATTCAGAGGTTGGTTTGATAGGGCTGCTTCTTGAAATACACGCAACAAATCCGCAACCCATACGCAACCAAAACTAAAACAGCCACTCAGAAAATGTCCTAAGTGGCTGTAATCGTTTGGTGACCCCAAGGGGAATCGAACCCCTGTTCCCGGCGTGAGAGGCCGGTGTCCTGACCGCTAGACGATGGGGCCATGATAGAGAGCGTTTTTACCTGTTTGGCTGAAACTTGTCAAGCTTTAGTTCCATCACCTTTTGAGTTTGTTTGTGGATAGATTGTGGTCGTTAGTAAGTTGTGTGCCAAATCGAATACAGGACGCCAGCACATCCTTTTTGTTTTTAATAGCATCGATTTCTTCTACATTATTTATGAGCAAAGGTGCGCCATACTTTATGTCTAAAGTATCACAAAGGCATTGTATAACAAGTTCAGTCCCAGAAAATAATTTTTCACCTTTTGTAGCTGCACAGCTGAGTAGATAGCCTGAACGATTGATTGCTTGTGGCTGAACATTATGTAATAAATATTTCCGTGCCCATTGTGCCTGGCATCGGTCTATAAAAGTTTTTAGCTGTGCACTGACGGAATAGAAATATATAGGGCTCACAAAAAAGAGTCGATGGGCCTCATCAATTTTATTATACAGCTCAGACATATCATCATTTATTATGCATTTTCCAGTCTTATTGCATCCTCCACATCCCTGACAAGGTTGAATATTAAGACTGTTCAGGTAAATATATTCCACACTGTTATGGGGAGATTGTAATATCCCACTGGCAACTGCTTGTGC